CTGTTTCGTCAGCAAGTTCGACAACATGCCCAAATGGGCAACGCACAAGGTGCGGCTCTTCATCTATAATGAACGATGAATCGATCGAGAAGTAACGACCAGTTTTTTCGTCCTGGTACGTGTACAGTGAAAACTCCTCATTGGAGATTGGGTCTCGGTCCATGATTTCGATTACGAACCTGGCGATGGGTATAGGATTGGATTTCATAATTACCTCAAAACATATTCGAGGTGTTTGGGTGTCAACAACTTAATGAAAATTTTTATGTTGCTGAAGTTAGTTCCATATAGTCAGCCACTGGGACAAGCACGCTCAGACCCAACAGGTCCTCGGTTTCTACGTCGAATTCCTCTGGGGACATATCCGAAAAGAACGGGTCTGTTTCAGGTGTGTACCTTTCAAAGCCTTGTGGTTGATTCTCGTGTTCAAAGTCAAATAGATCTCTGGAGACGAGGAGTTCTTGTGCTTCAGCAGAGCTTAGATATTCTTGGAGCTCTTGGTCTAAAAGGTTGTACAGCGATACGGTGCTGTGCGGTGTATTTTCTAAATTACTCATTTCAGTTTGTGTGTGATGTCGGATACGTTGGATATGATTTCCACGTCGTAGCCTTTTTCACGATAAGAATTATATCGTGCCCAGCAATCGTTTACCGGTAATTTCCACAGCTTATCTCGGTCAGAAATAGTCTCCAACTGTTCATTGGAATTTGTGGGTTTGAACATAAAGTCGAACATATAGCCCGCCTCCTTACCCTCCTTGACCTCGGCCAAGCGTCCAGGTTTCTGAATGGATAAGATGTTGGCCCCACCTTCGGCGCAATTTACTGCGCATCGAACGTTGTCGATGGTAACACCGGTGGAGTATATATTTGAGCATACAGCTCTTGAGATTTTTCCAGCCTTAAGTAGGGCGAACATAGTCCTTCGATCCCCAGCCTTTTTCATAAGCTTGTCCATGGCCAAAACGGCATCCCCACCAACTTGTTCCAAGACCTTTCGACCTTGCTTTTCATTACTGATGAAGAACAGTGTTTGCCAGTCCGCAGGAATAATCTCCTGACTGAGGCGACGTATCGCGTTCATGTAAGCCGGAAGCTCAAGCAATTTCTTGTAAGCTGTGGCCCGAGTTCGCACTGGAAAATGACGGAACGGAATTTCAATGAACTTGACCCTGATGGGTGCTATAGCTCCTTCTGTTACCGCCTCTGTGTAGGTTCGCTCCGCAAGTATAGGACCGAATAATGCATCAATCATGATATCATTACCTTCCCAGCGACCACTTGTTGTCGCGCCCAATCCAAACAGACGGGCATTGTTGAATTGTGCTAACGCGCTGGCACGAGGGCCTGTGGCGATTGCGTGCGGTTCGTCCACAATCACCAGGCGTGTTGAGCCGTAGTCCAACTTGTCAATCGAATCCACCGAACAAACGGTTATGTCTGAACTCTGTGTATGGTTTCGTGACCCAGTATAAATACCCTTGACCTCTCGTTCTTTACAAAAGAAACGCAACGCGTCTTCTAGTTGTGGCAACAGGTCAATACCAGGCGCTATAACTACAGTCTTCAAGCCTGGAAAGGCATTTACAATGTTGCAAAGTATAGCTGTTTTACCATAGCGAGTCGGGGCTTTTATTAGCCCGCTTCTTAACCCACCAAGCGCCTTTACAGTAATAGCCTCCTGAGAGTTTCTGAACCCGTGCATTAGAGTGTACTGTGGCTCTGGGTAAGCCTTACGACGGTCAATCATCTGGTAGGAATGTCCTCCCAGCAAAATAGCACGAATGCAAGTATCCAACACACCCTGAAAGGTCAGGAGTGTACAAGTTTTGTCTGCATTGTCTGTGCGGTGAAATATCTTTTCACGCGATTTACGAGTTACTCGTTGCCAAGGCCTGTTAGGGTCCTGCTCCAAACGTTTGGCCGTATAGGTCAAAACATTTTGCAGTTCCCTATCAGGTGGGCCTGTGATTGCCAACGAGTTTTCATCCCAAATAAGGGAGTAATGTTTTTTCGGCATGTTATGCTACTGGCTGCCCTAAACACACGGGCATGTAGATGTTACGCTCCTCACTGTCCCAAAACCATTGCGTAGTACAGTCGAGGCGCATTGTCGCCCAATTCTTTGCGCGCTTTGCTACATCGTTGAAGCTGGTTATTGCTTCCTCGTGGTCTTTGTACATCTCCCAAAATTGAGTGATAACTATAGCACGGTCGGCGGACTCATTTTGTATCATTGATGGGTGCAGTGGTATAATGGTTCGTGGGTAACCTGGAACCCATGAGAACACAACCAAATGGCCATGTTGCCGTGTCATGTCTCTTGCGGCTTTTTCCAGCAATAGTGATTCGTTTTCGAGTTTTGTATCACGGGCGTAGTAGTATCCTTCGTTGTGAATATAGTTTAGGAAAGGTACAATAATTTTTTGTGCTTTATCCCCAAACCTATTCATGCTGTCGGGGTCCGGCCAAACACACTCTACACCAGTTATGATATATTCTTCTGGGCTTTTCTGCTTAGACATCGAGCTCAAAATTCAAATCCACGCTTAACTTTGTTCGTTTTATATAGTTGATATCAAATCGACCAAAGCCAAACTTGTTCCCAAACTGGGAAAGGCCCAACCGTTCTCCGACAACGGCTAATATCTTGGCGTAGTCTGTTGGTGCTAAGCGATCATCGAGGAGCATCACTTCAAACTCAATAGTGGCTCCTGCGGGTATGCATTCGAACCGTTCCTTTTGGAACTTGTTGTAGGAGCGAACAAACTCCTCAAACTTGTTAGCCTTGTAACCTTTTGGAAAAACAATCATGTCATTCCTGTAACGGATATCAAGGGCGCTAGCAGCGAGCGTAAAGTGATCGTGCCAGACGGGGCTTACCAGGGCGGGTTGCCCAAGGTCATCACGCAACAATTGTCGCGGACGGCCTTGGACCACCTTACAGCCCAAAATAGGTTTAGTTAATGTTAGTGCATTTTTAAGATTCATTCGGTTTCGTTGTCGTTGCTTCCGAGTTGGAAGTTTGCAGAACACGCGCTTCGTAGACTAAAGTGATGGTCGACAATCCAAATCTGACCGTTACCATTGTCCATGCGTGTTGCAAGGGATGTAAAGAGAGCGCCTAGTGCATTCACACTGGGCTCATCCAAGTGGGTGCTTGGTTCGTCGAGAACAAGAAAGTTCACGTCTTTACATATTGTTTCCTGAACACTTATTAGGAACGCTGTGCTCAGTTTTACTTTTTGGCCGCCGCTCAACCTTGTAATGTCAAGCCAGGCATCATCAGCATCGTCGGAACGTAGGAACTCATAGCTCAACGCGTCCCTGCATGGACGGATAACGAAATTAGCATCCAAAAAGTTTAGGTTTTTGCTCACAGTATTGTGCAAGTATCTGAATCGGTAACTCAAATACGACTTAAGAACACCATCAGCTTCAAGAAGCTTTCGCAACTCTTTCAGCTTGTCCAACACCTTCTTGTGTCGCTCTTGGGAATCGATGGCTTTGTTTACATCTAATACCTGACGTTGCAGGCTTACGAGAGACTTTTGAAGGTTCTGTAGTGTGTTCTTTGTGGTCAAGTATTCCTGATGTGCGTCGACCATTGTGTCATATATAACCTGGAAATCGTTGGTATTCATAGTGCCCAGTAGTTTCTGGACATTGTCACTTGGTTCAAACTTACCAACTGCCAGTTCCAAGGCAGGTATACGATCCTCAGCTAAATACCGTTTACGTTCTAAAGCCTTTTCACGCGCGAGATAAACTTCCGCGGTTTTTTTGCGTTTTTCACGAAGCTCTTCAAGCTGGTTATCAAGCTGGTCAACTTCTTTCTTTGCGGCCTCAAGCTGCTCAGTAATTGTGGCAAGGTCTACGTCTTCAGGAAGTTGCGTGGCTGCAAGCTCTACCTCGGAACGCTTCTTGTTTTCCTCTGCCACTTGAATCAACGTAATTTGCTTAGAGAGCATTGAGATTACACTCTTGGTGCTCTCAATGTTGGACTTTATATTGTCAACTGCCTCCTGCGATACACTGCCAACCAGGAGACCGCGCATGTCGTCTTCAACACGTTCAATCTCTTGTTTGTTTTGTTCCTGTTTGTTAAGCAGTTTTTGTCGTCTGCTTGTTAAGCTTGCCTCTTCTTTTACAAGCCCCAACTCTTCATTGTGCAGATCATTGTACTTCTGCTCTTCATCCTCAGCAGCTTTCCGTGCACTCTCTAAAGCCTCTGCTGTGAGCATTTCCTTTGGGATGACCTTTAAAGAGCACTTTGTGCATGTAACCATGTCACCTGTGCACTCACCTTTGCTGGCATCCTTCAGCGCATTGTAGCCCTGCTTGAGGATACTCATGGTTACCCGTGAAGATGTTACCAGCGGGGCAAGCACTTGGAGACGGGCAGCCATCTTTTGTAGGGCCTCAGGAGGGCAGGTCTTTAACCCTTCGTTAGTCTCTTCCAGTTCGCGCCCAAGCAGCTTAACAGATTTGTCGCAGTTCAGCCAAGCCTCACGCTTTCGCAAATCATCCTCCATGGTTGTAAGCGTACGGGGTGCTTTGTCCACATCGTCACTACCGGTTAAGACCTTGAACTGTTGAGTATAGGTTTCCAGGAGAACTCGATCAACCTTTAGTCCCGCAGCGATACGATTTATCTCTTGTTGGGTTACCTGGGAGCGTGTAACAATCTGTTTGTTATCAGCATGCTTCCGTGCCTGCAGGTTGGCTTGCGTCAGCTCAGCCTCAAGCTTGGATATCTGTTCCACCGTTTCCTCATAATCCTCAATCTGCTTTGGATTGTATTGCGTCTTTATCTGGTGGTCAACGGTAGCGAGGTTTTGTTTCTCTTCCTCAAGGGCTTTGCGTTGTCCGAGATATGTCTGAACAGAAGAGATGTCAGGCTCATACACAGCCATATCGTCAATCTTACTCTGGATTTCCCCGACCTCTGTCGTGGTAGTTTCCATCTGTTCTCTCAACTGATCACGTCTGCCGTAAACACTCTCATCCAAATTGTTCTGAGCATACATTGTGATCTTTGAATCCAGTTGTGAGCGGCGTCTTTCAACAAACCCCAGGCTGAGTAGCTTGATCAGGATGTTACGACGTTGCGTCTCCGTACCATCAAGAACATTCTTGAGCTCACCCTGACGGATGAACGAAGAGTTCTTGAAACTCTCTTTGCGAGCCCCTAAAATCTGACCGAACATCTCATCGACTTCGGCGAGAGCGGTGTAACTGTTACCATCCCAATCCAGCTCCCGGACGGAGGAGCCCAGATTGCGTTTGATACGCCCCCTAATGTTGTTCTGTTCAAACCAGACTTCCACAGAACTTTTCTTTGATCCATGACGTATGTAGATCTTTCGGTTTCCAGGTAAGTCACCAGTCATGGCGAATTCTAAGGCAAGCAGAATGTGTGTCTTACCCTTACCGTTTTCTCCAACCACACCAACAACACCCGCGCCGATTTCCCAATCAATTTTTTCGTGCGGGCCGAAGTTTTCAATTTTTATTCGTGTGATTCGCATATCAGCTTACAGGTTTGCAGAATAGGCCACGACGGATTTCGTTGCGGTCGCTATCGGCAACGCGTGTTGGTCCGAGCGGAGTGCAGCGGAGAATTGGCAAATTTTTATGACGCCGGAAGTACCCATCTTTGTGCAACCGCACAACTAACTGTCCTTTTCGTGCGTACACGTTCTTTTGCGCAAAGAAGTATGCTGGGGCCTTTGGAAGGTCACGCGCCTGATCAGGTGCAGCACTAAGCTTATTCGGTGTTTTATTGCTCTTCGGGAGAGGCTTGTTCATGATTGTAATAGGCATAAGAATTAATTTTACTTTGTTTTTTGATTTTGTCGGCGATCGCTGCGCGTACACCATTTAGATCTGTCTTCCATGCAATTGGTGTTTCTATTTTATGAACAATCTCAACAGGGATCGTCGGATCCCAATTTGGATAGTCCAGAAACTCCAACTCATAAAGATCAGCTATTCTATTTAATATTGCGGTTTCGAGGGCGTATGGCCCAAGTGTGTCGTAACCGTAACGTTGTTCACGACCGTCTGGCCGCGTCAGTATTACTATATAACGCGGCCGTTCTATCCAAATGTCTGGATATAACACATGCTCGCATCGTAACATTGTTAAGCTATTTAGCTAGGTCCGCTACCAGCTCTTCCACAATGTCATCCATTGCGTTGTCGGTACTGATTACTTTGTTGAACGCGGAGATAACAGCATCATCCTCTGTGAACTCAGGGGCGAACGATGCGAACGAACGCAGTTCGTCACTGTCACTTTCAAAATCACCGTCATGTAGTTGTTCTTCAGAAACCTCAGTTTTCATGTCGATGATGGTGCCTGGCTTGGTCTTCTTGCTCATTACCCGGTTTACAATACCGTCGATGGACGGGTCGTAGGTCAGGTAGATCAAAGCCTCGACTGCATCAGCATTGCTGATAGCATCCATACCTTCCTTCATTTCGTCCTCATTGAGGATTTGAACAAAGACCACGGGGCGTGTCGGTATTGTTTTGGACTCAAGCTTGAGAGTCTTTACATCTACCTGGATGTAATACTTGGTTACCTGCTCATCTCGTGCACCAAGCTCGATACTTCCTGGAGAGATACACATTGTCTTACCAATACGACACATCTCTGTCTTGTGTACATCACCAATTACGGCTTGTTGATACTTACCGTCGGGCAAGTCTTTCAGCTCAAGCGCACTGGGCGACTTAAAACCAATCCAATCACGCACCATAACGTGGGTGAGAAGAATGTTGGCACACGGAGCCTCATCGGACTCAAGGTGCTCAACCAGTTTGTCTACCGGCATTTCGGGAACACCGTAAACAGAGAGACCAGTTCCAGGGATGTTAACCTTTTCCTGTTCAAGCAGGACCAGTCCGCTGGTTTGTTTTGGCTCGTCTTCAAGGAACAAGTCAAACCATGGCGGTGATGTTTTATCATGGTTACCTTGTACAAGGTACATTGGTAATCCATTCTCGCGCAAGTATTTGTGCATCTTACGCAGTTCATTCACAGCACGCGAAGTAGGACGCGTAACGTCCAAGATATCCCCGCCGTTTAACACGGCTACGGCCCCTGTTTGTACAGCCTTTTTGAGAACGTGCCAAGCCGCTTTGTAGCGGTCTTGTTCGCGGTGCTTTAATCCATACTGGCGTTTTCCGAGGTGCCAGTCACTTGTGTATATAATTGTTGGTTCCATTATGCTTCCTGTTCGTATTTGACTGGAAAGTTTGTGTGGCTGCACAAGTAATCCAACAGGACCTCTCGTGCAGTAGATGCGTGTAAGTCGGCAAGGTTGTGCCACAGGTTTTTGTTATCCCTCGGCAGGTGTTTGGCCACCACGTTCAGCTTCATGCAGTAGTAATCGAACAAGACCCAAAGGTCTTCATTGGCCGTAGCCTTCATTCGATCGTTTACCATTTCCACCATACTTTGATGGTCGCAGAACCAGAGCACGCGACAACCCGGATAAAAGTCTGGCATGTTCTGAATCAGTGCCAGGCTCTCGAGTAGCCCAGTAAACTCCATACGCGTGACCGTGGTGTGACTGTGAGCAATCACGAGCGGGTGTACGTTAAGTTCCTGATCAATAATCAGCGCGCTACAACCACCCACCTTTTGCTTGGGGTGCCCGCTGCCGTCGCTGATCACAAAATACTCGTAGTTGCCAATTTCTGATTGTAGCCCGCCGTCACCTACTTCAAGTGCCGTCTTTGTTTTGGGTTTATTAGTTTCAGTTGATACCATCAGGGAGTGGTTTGTCGGTGAATTGGAGTGGTAATTCCTTGTTCTTGTAGCGTTTAAGTTTGAAGTGTGCACGGTGGTACTTGGCCATAGTCACACCAAGTTTTGCCGCGTGTTTTAACACAGCGTTATCGGTGCGCTTTAAAACAGCACCAATTTCATTAGCAGTGAGTAGCGAAGCATTCTTCTTAATAAAAGCATCTTCGTTATGGGCCCACCTACAACCTTTTCTTGAAGCACTTTCATAGCTTGTACCAACGTTTGTTGCGGCGTCCTGCGACTTCAAATTTTTACGCGTGTCTGTGCCAGCCCCACCTAGTGGTGCTAATACGTGTTCAACCAACTCGGACATACCATCAGTATTTGGATGTGTAAGAGGTGGCTGAGTAGGGGGTAATACGGGTTGTGTTAATTTCGGTTGTTTCGATTGTTTTTGATTTTTAGGCATAATTCCTATTATTGGGTTTCTTCTTCGAAATCAAATGACGAGTTTGCCAGCTGGGATGTGTCGCTCATCTTTGGTTGTTTGTTGCCACGGTCTTTAAGCAAGGGCTGCGCGTCTACTTTTGGTAGACTCTCTTCCCGTTTGTTATTGAAGAAGTGGCGTGACTGCAACAGGAACCTGTCGCGTATGACTGTCTCAACCATTTGTTGTACAGCCTGTTGTGTGTCCGGAATAAATGCGGGAACCAGTGCATTGTTAAACGGTATTGTGCACTCAACTTTCACTGGGTCACCGTACTTAGTCTTGAGCGTTAGCGAGCAATCTAGAACAAGGTCATGTTCTCCGATGCCTGTTGCTACACGCTTCGCTGTCGGTTCCTTTGTTTTTGCCGTCTTGGATGTAGTTTTTTTTACGGGCATATTTATTGTTTAGTCTTTTTTGGCCATATTTTGAACCAAGATATATTGCGCAAACGGTTAACAGGAAATCTGTTAGGGACTCTTGTTACTCCGTCACGTGTGATACGATAACTGTTGACACTTCTATTCTTCATCGTATAAGCCTAACACTATACGTATGGACAACACAAATACTTTTTTTGATTATGAGTTAGCCTTGAGGAAGGACACGAAGTTTCAACAGGGGCTCAATGATCGCGCAGTAAAGTGCGCAAAACTTGCGGAATCAGCACGGGCCAATCCAAAGTACAAAAAGCAATTGGATGCAGCCATCATGGATTTACTGCGGTTTACTAACTTCAATCTAACCCCGTTGTTGAGTTTTTATTTTCCACGCTATCCGCGTACCGATGCGTTCTCACTAAGGAACTTCCCGTACGCGTACGCAATGTTTAACTTAACATTTGGTCGTGAAAGTGTTTTGTGTATCAAAGGGTCGCGTCAGATTATTAAGAGTACGTGTCTGGCTATTCGCGATATCCTGTCTTTGCAGCTGTTCAATGGGTTGCGAAGCATGTTGATCACACCCCGCATTGAACAGTTGAAAACGCTAGGTGACAAGTACAAGGAAGTGTCGCAAGCATACAGGTTTAACTCAGAACACAAGAACTACCGCCAAAACCTTTTTTACAAGGAGTGGCCGAATCAAAGCGTCCTCAAGATGGTTTACGTTCTTACCAACGCCGACAAGGTTCGTGGTAACTCTATGGACTGGTTGAACTACGACGAGTACCAGGACTTCGATCCATCGCTTGAGTTAGAAGTAGAGGAGGTTATCACACAAAGTCCTATGCCCATGATTACCAAGACCGGTACCAGTAAAACTATAGACTCTGCGTTGGAGACCACGTACGAGACAACGTCGCGTTCTTTGTGGCGTATGAGGTGTGAGGGCTGTAACCACGATAACTATCCCACGTTGGAACATAATGTTATGGAGATGATTCAACCTAAGGGTGTGTGCTGTGTGAAGTGCGGTAAGCCTTTGGACGTTCGTAAAGGCCAGTGGGATCATCAGAGCATCAATATGTTGAATGCAGGTCGTATAGGTCTTCATGTCCCAAAGATTATTGTTCCAGAGAACACCGAGCGTGCGGAAAAGTGGTGGCCAATTTATCAGCAGTCTTTGAAAAAAGATAAAAAGGAGTTTTACGAGGAGGTGCTCGGGATTGCCACACAGGAAGGTGCCCGAGAAATTACCGTGAAAGAGCTGGAGGCTGTAAGCGATCTAGGTCCACGGGCCGCGCTATTGAAGAAGGCCAAGGCTGGGGGTTACCGTTACGTTATTAGTGGTTGTGACTGGGGTGGTAGTGATTACATTCCTGCACACAAGCTCAAGCAATCCTACACGGTACACGCCTTAATTGGGGTGACCAAGGATTGGAACTTTGAGATTATTCACTTTGATCAGTACTCCGGCATGAAGTATGGCCATATTGCAGGGGGTATCTGTGACTTACACAAGCGTTACAACGGACACTCAATAGCAAGTGACTTTGGTGTAGGTGGTTTTTATAACATGCTGATTCGCGAGCACGTCAACCCACACCGCCATGTAATTTATAATTACACTGGACCCAACTCGGTCTTTACAGGCGAGAGCACGAACGCACACCTTTACAATCAGCTTAGCCTGAACAAGACTGACTCTATCACAAGTTTGTTCAACGAGCTAAAGAACGGTCGTATTCGTTGTTTTAATTGGAACGAGTCGTGTGAATTTATGACTCAGTTTACCAACATGATTCGCTCACCCACGGACGCCGGTAACATCACGTACCGACGCCATGGGGCTCGACCTGATGACGCGTTGCACGCCGTTAACTTTGCTATTCAGCTTGCCAAGCTTGTTATTGGAGAGACTGCCTTTGAGGACGAGGCTGTTCGTGATGCTGTGCTCGAGCGCATCTCAGGCCCAACTGGGGCCAGTGCTCGCATTCGTCCGGATGGTGTTGATGTGATTAGTGGGTAGGCAATCTAAATTAATCCACCCGCATATGCGTCGCGGCATTCTTTAATGGTAATTTGAATTTATTTTGCATAGTGTTTTAGTGACTATAAGTGATTTATTTAAAAGTGTAGGATAAGGTTAAAACTTATCAATATCCACTTACGGATCGTAATAAATAGCGCCATCTTTCGAGGCGTGTTGCTCGAAAGATGGCGCTGCGCACTGTCCTAATTATTAACCCTCTTCGGGGGATAGGTCTATCTCACAGTTTTCTGTGGTATCAATTATATGGGTGACCCTCCCTATAGTCTCATTTTTACCCTCCCTGTAGTCTTTTACATCCTCTCCCTCCACCAGGGGTAAGGATACTAGAGAGTGTCGAAAGAGTTCTACGAACTCTTCGGGGGTCAACTCTTCTCCATCCAGTTTCACGGTGGCTTCTATGTCGCCGGAAATACTCATACTGATTTTGAACTCTTTCATAATTCGATTTGTTCTGTCATAAGTTTTAAGTTAAAAACTAACTCTTTTAGCTGTTCATTTTGATAGTTCATCCTGTTGTTTTTCTCCTGCAAACATTTTGCAAGGTCGACAAGCTTTTCTGTTTCTGATCCTACTTTTTTCAAGTTTCCATTCTCGATAGCAACGGGTTTCTCCTTATAGTTCACAATGGAGCTGATACGTTTCTCGTGTGCAGTTAATGCAGAAATCATCATAGCGACGATATCCTCATACGTTGCTGCCAACTCATCGGCTCTGTGTAGCTGTACCGAAACCTGTGTTACTGCAGTAGGGTCATTCTTTGATTGCCCTACGTTCTCAATATTATCTGTTCTCAGGTTCATTTTATGTTATATTATGTTAACAATTGCAATTGCGGTAAACCGCAACCGGGTGATCCACCAATGGCTTTAAGAGTATTCCTAAAGCCGCGTTTATGTCGCGGTCGAGTTTCACACCACCAGAGGTGATGGTCTTTCGTCCGCCTAGGTTATTGACTATCTCGCCAGTCAAATTTGCGGTCTTACTCGTGTAGGCTTCGTTGATTATAACAACGTTCCTACCTAAGACTTCTCGAGACCACTGTCTATCCCAGATGCCTCCTCGTTATTAATTCCAAGCTTATCGAGTTGTTCTGACTCTCTGATGTAGTCTTCTATCGATGCGTTATACTCTGATAACACCTGGAAGAGTAGCTCTACCATATCCCCTCCGGATACATCCTTAGCCTCCAGGTATTCCCCATCTTCAAAATACATTTCATTAACGATTTCCTGCATCATTCCAGCAGTGTTTTTATTTGTCAGCCATAGGAGGTATTTTGTACAGGAAATTTTTAGCTCTACGATGCTTATGATTTTTGCATCTTTAAAGTTGGCAGCAACTCTGACTGCTGCGTCATAATCTGGAGATGTATCTATTACCGATCTTGATCTTACCTCATTCTCTGATATATATGTTATTTTATAATTTGGCATTATTTTTCACACGTCCTTAATTAAAGGTGCTATATCTTTAGTCAGCTTTTCGGAGTTTTCCGCGAGATATTGGGTCAACCCAACGAATCCATCGTCATCATTTTCTTCCGTGAATCCACGAAATCCAACCCGTGCAGGGTAGCACTCCGAGATTGTTCCGTCTTCATTTAGATTAACGATGATTGACCACCCAAATAGTTGTAGTGATTTGTTTATCCACCATAAAAGTTTGGCGTCTCTAAATTCTTCCCATGTTTTACGTTCTATTTGGGTACTGTCTAATTTTGAAAATCTGTTTATCATAATATTGTTTATTGTTTCCGTTTGCTATGCTTCGTGCTAATTGTTAAAATAATACAAAGCTGTTGCAGCGGCCTTAAAGCCGTGGAACTATATATCCCGGTTGAGGGATGTTGACGCGCCTACGCGTGTAGGTCGCTTAAAATTCAGGGACTCGTTCAACTTCAAAGCCCACTGCTTGTAGATCAGCTAGTAGCTTAGCTCTATGCTCTTCAAGAGTTTCTGCAATGTCATCGACTTCTTCGATGTTGTCCTCGTCTTGTGCGAGTACCTTACGTACCACCTCAACGGCGGGACTAAATTGTAATTCTTCGTTCTTGGCGAGCTTGATCTGATACTCTGCCCACATCAATTCATCCACTGTTGTGTCTGACGCGCCGTACTCCAGATCGGGGTCACCATCAGAAATGGCCTTTACGACCGAATCGTAGACGCTGGGGTCCGTTTCAAAGAGATTGGTAGTCATGGCAGTGGTAATAGCCTGCAAGCGATTCTCCAGGGCCTCAGGCATCGTTACGGAGAAATCGTCGCTCAAGCGTGCATAAATCTCCAACGGGTCCATTTCAAAGTAATCTGAGTACTGAGAGAGACAGATGGTAAGCACTACAATTGCGTGTGTGTCCGAGTCGGATAACAAGCGATATACTTCCTTGCGGTCTGCTTTGGTTAGTGTGCCTTCAATCATTGTTACGCCCGTTTAACCAGCAGCTGCGCCAGGTCACGTTGCGAATCAAGTGGCAGTTCATTGAGCTTGCGGCTCAATGCAACTCCATCATGGCCGTGTTCATCGATCCATGATATGATATTCTCTGCGGCCTTTTTGCTGAACTTTTCGTGCACAAACTGCTTGGTGTTCAAGAATGCCTCTGTGGGTATTAGAGTGTTCATAAGGAATACGTTCTCGCTGGCAATCTTGTCAATGTATACGGACTCTTCACCAGAGAGGAAAGCGGTGTAAGGGTCCGCAATACCCTTACCATAAGATTTGATGCCCTCGGCGCGGTCAAGGTCTGTCCAGAGTTCGATGTAGCGGTTGATCTGACTCTCGTCGTCGGCGGCTGCACTCTTTACAATCTCCTTGTAGAGTTCAACGATCTCCCTGTCCTTGACGAACATGCCACGGTTACGAGCAACCATGGCAGCCTTCTCAAAGTTTGGTTCACGGCGTACACCCAACTGTAAAACTTTTTCAGGGATCTCATTGCGTGATACGCCCATTTCCTCAGCCTTGTCCACAAGTGCAACGCAGGCCTGCTTCATCCATTCAATGGGGAGTGCGTCTGCGTTTTGAATGTGGGACATGCTGTTGCGTAATTCTGCCTTGGAGTTAACAGGGTACATGTTATGTGATTCCTCACCGCGCTCAATTGTTAACGCGTACTTACGCATTGGTTGTGAAGCAGCTGCTTCTTTTTTGAACTCTGCAACCAATGCGTCAACTTCAACGAGGTCATCATCAATTCCAAAACGAGCCGACGCCAGACGTAAGCGCCGGTCAACAAACTCCTCGGTGCCGGTCGCCAGTTTAGTGTTCGCTGTTTTAAGGTATGCATACGACATCCAAGTTTCGCGGGGTGTCGTATATGGGTATTCTTTGCGTGTCTCTAGCGCGAACTTTGTTGGCTCGACTTCTTCCTCTGCTTGTTTCGCAGTGAGGTAGCCGGGCTTATCATCACCAAGGCGAGAGACTAGAAAGTTGATACCTCTTGGGTTATTATCGGTTCTGTAGTCCATGTTTATTTTGAAAGTATGCGTCTAAAGGGACGCGATGCAACCCCAAAATTTGAGGTAGATTTGATAGTTAAAAAGGAGCGCAATTACGGACCCCTGCCGCGACTACTCGACAGGGGTCCTAATTAATTGACGATATATGCGGTGAACCGCAAAGTGTTTGGTCACACCCCAAGGCTTTTCTCAAAGCCAAGGTAAAGTGGTGGGGTGTAACCAATCGGGTGGACAGTGCCTGGCGACTTGTCCTGGGTTAGATGGTGGAGGTGGCGGGACAGTTGTTAGAGCTTGACAGCTCCACCCTAGTTTCCTAAGGTACTGGACTATATCATGAACTCAGTCGAATTAACCTGTCATACGTGTGGAACCAAATTTTCCAAACCAAAGAAAGAGTACAACAGAAAACTACGTCTTGGAAAAGACAAGTTCTACTGTGCGCTACATTGCTATGGTTGTAGTCCTGAGACTACGCAGCGTATAATTGATAATCGAAGTGATTATGACATTTCAAAGCACGCGAAAAATCGTCGTGTTGAGTCATCCAAGTTTAAGTACATCTTTAAAATAATGTCTACGAAACGTAAGAATCAAAAAAACATTGAATTAAAAATGGAAGACCTCGAAGAAGTATGGGAACGCCAGAACAGAACTTGTCCATATTCTGGCATTCAGCTGATACTTCCCGAAGGTCATAAACTTGGTTCAGAAAGATTCTACAAATATGCTTCTTTAGATCGTATCAATCCCTCCAAAGGTTACACGAAAACAAACGTAGAGTTTGTGTCACGCGCTATCAATTGGATGAAGAATAAATACTCCAAAGAAGAAACCGTAGAGTTTCTGAAAATTACATCTGAGTTCGTGGGCGCTAAAACTGGTAATTAAGGGAACTATATCCCTCCAGTAGTCTCTGAACCTTCTTCGGGTGTACCCGAAGCTTGGCTGCTGATTGCCGCTTGCGTCATCACAAGTACGGTTCCCAGACATAGAAAAATCTATGCTTTCAATTCACCCACTTTTGCACTTGCTGTCACCAGCAAGGTCGACCGTTGATCGAACCCGCGTCCTACATGCCTTCTCAATCCCCTGTTATAGCACGTTTAGTTTGCTGTAAGTCTTAGACTCAAGTCCGCAACAAACGCCGGACTTGAGTAGCAGATAACTGGTTGTTTAAGGAACACGGTGTTACCGTCTTTCGCATGTTCCCGAGTTCATGTAGTTTCGAACCTCATCCTGCATCTTTGAACGCTGCAGGATTTTTGGCCAAGTCGTGAGACCTGTACGCTGAGGGGCTTACGCCGCAGCAAGTGCAGGTGCATTTTGTGCACGAGCAAAAGCTGAGAACTCAACGATGTTGCTTTCTTCTTCGCCATTTATAATGGTTACCGAGCTTTATACGGATCTGCTCAATCCTACGTGCCAAGGGAAAGCTTCAACATGCAGTCGAATCCTGGTACACCCCCGAAATTTACAAAGAACAAAAAGATACTGTGCGTGGTTATTGTTTGGTTGTCAAGTCAAAGCAAAGTAACCACGCACGTGGGTTGGCCGGGAGGGCGCCTGTTTAGACGCCCTCCCGAGGGGTTTAATCAGTTGCGACTGCTGGTGATGCATCTTCGTACAGAGCATCCCAGCTTATTTTTTCTTCAAGGACGAACCTTGCTGTTTTGGCACCATCCGGGTGAATGGTGACAACAAGGTCGCATCCGCAATACGGCATTTCACTATCGTGTTCCACCGGGATATTTTCCAGGTGAACGTCGTTAATGAACCCGGACACGCTTAGCCCGTTTTCGTTTTCAGGGTCCACGCGAGTGCACGTCGCGTGGACTGATGTTTTTTTCTTTTTAAACATTCAATGCTGCAAAGGGTTTATTAAGTCCTTTGCGGGACTTGTGGGTTGAGTGTTTACCTTTATTCCGTCCCTGGTTCGGACGGAAGTTTTTCTTTTTGCCTTCGTACCCCTTTTGACGGGGGGCACGTGTGATAACAAGACGAACTGCCTCGTCCTGCGTGGCACCATTGTTTAGGTGATACCGCACTGCACTAGCCATAAGGCAGCGGGTTGCTAAGCCCGTTTTACGTGCTCGCGTTACGTGCTCGCTCACAACTGGATTCGGCCTTAGCCTAAAGCCTAGTGCTTTTTCGATACGTTTGTTCACACCCTCAGCCAGCCAGCCGATGGTGTGAAGCGTTTGACGCCAGTTGGCGTCAATTTCCACTTCATCCCGCTTCGTTTGGATGTATGTTATTTCATAACATCCTTTGTGCTGGTTGAAGTGGGCGGTGATGAGCCAGACTCGGAATGAGCCTGGGCCAGACGTTGTCTTCCTGGGTACGTCTTGGCGCTGGGGGTTGATGGGCTTACCTTCGAATCGGAGGTTGTTGGGCACACCAACTCCAACAATTGTTCGACAAGGCATAGACCGAACATTACGTTCGGTCACATACATTTCGAAGGTAACTCTTGACTGAGGGTTTACAATGAATTTACTCATTGTTTACCCCCTTTGCTAGCCCTTACGGGCTTTTGTTTTCTGGGAGGGCTTGCACCCACCCATCTTTTTTTGCCGTTCTCCGCGCGGCGGGCTGAGGTGTTAACAGGTTCCCCTGTTTTAACACCATACCCGGTTTTGGTCCGGGCTCGTTTTGTATTTATGTTAGCCATACTATCCTTTTGTGAGGCCCGACTTTTTGAGTCGTACCAATTTTGCCTCTGCAAGCTCTACCCCTCTTGGGTTTTTGCCTGCATTTGGGTTTTTGTTGCGTGCCGCGACTTTCGCCTCAACACGGACCTTTCGGTCTGTGTCTTCGATGCCAGCTTCAAGCTGACTGAGGCGACGCGTGTGCGCCTCAGTAACTCCAGGGCATCGACCCTCATTTGCGATATACGCCGTTAGGCGCTTCTCGCGTTTTGTTGCTGCTTTCGGCTTATTGTTTTTATAAGCCTCCTTATTTTTTTTGTTATTGGACCGTCGGCCCTTTGCTTTGCTTATTCCCGCCATTTTGTTTTTGGGTTTTTTGTTTAGAGGTCCAACCCTCTTTAGGCCGTATAAGCTTCTACGAGCTTATACGTAAAGAAAAAGCCAGCTTACGCTGACTTTGCTGGCACCTGGGACATGCTGTTAAACGCCCAGGCGGCCAGTATGAGCCACCCAATCGGGTGACTAAGTAGCACTATAATTAGTGCTACACTCATTGTTAATTTTAACATAAAGGTGTAGGATGTAGTATGCATCCTCTAAATATATATAACACAAAAAGGCCGTTTTTTGCTTAATGTATTTGTGCTTTTAGGGCTGACTTTTTCGGCACTTCAATTATCTTTCGTGAGCCGTAGAGCGAGAACTTCAACGGCTCTTTTCTGGCATGCTCAATCTGGTGTTCCATAAACTCGCGGGGGACCCAAAACTTTCCTTCACGTTCTTCAACCTCGTAACCCGACTCAGCGATCTCTGCAATCAGCTCGGGGTTGGTGTGTGGTAGTTTAAACCTAGCACCACGTTGACGCTTGCCCATCACATACATTCCAGACTCAAGATCGAAGTTTACAAGGTGGGTAACCTGGGAATCAAACTCGCCACTCAGAACCTGCATCCAACGGGCGCATGGCGGTGTGCCCAGAATTGCATCAACCACAGGGTCCTCACCAAAGCTCTCGCGCATCCGTTTGAGAATCTTTTCGGCCTCTTGTTGTTGGTCTGCGGTACTGGTCTTAAACGCAATAACACCACTGGCCCCACCGGTGGCTATCCAGTCAATCACACGGTTGACCAAATGATAGGTGGTATTGGTAAGCATGTGTAATTCAATATGATTCATTGAGTTGTCAATTTGAACGCCTGTATCGCCTAGGATCCACATGGGGTAAGAGAGTGCACCGAGCACCTCAGGGTTGTTGCTGTTTGCGTAGAGTGGAAGGCGGGACAATCCACGCATCAACTTTTCAGGGCGGTTCTTGCGCGCGCTCGGGTTTAATAGTAATGGGCTGACCTGCCCGAACACACTACAAACTGCCTTGAGCATGTTGCGCGCCGAGGCCCCGTCCTGTATGCGCTCCGGCACGGTGTCGTAGCCCAACGAACCGCGTACCATCCATACAATAAGCGTACGAAGAAGGTTACGAGCCTCGTAGGAGAGAAAGTCTATTTCTGTGACACGCGGACTCAGTTGTTGTGGGAATGCTGCGTACCTGTAGTGGGTCGCGAAATTAAAACCCTCGGTCACCACAGGGCTACGGCCCTCGGTCAACTTAAGTTCCTGTCGCATCCAGAAGGGCGCAATAAAGATGTCCTCGCGCGCCCAACCAAGTGCGCTATAACCCTCATCAAACGGTACGTTCGCGCACTTTTGTCCGAGCACGCCTGACAATACGCGGGCCTGATCTGGCACAGTAATAACCGGCACGCGTTGGTCACGCGAGTTTCTCTGGTCACTACGGAGCCAACGATTAAATGAGGCCAACACACTCTCTTCAATACTGCGCGGTGTAGCGCATTGTTTTCGATCCATCTCAAATGGAAAGCCAACATCGCCCATGCGTACGGTGCCTGTCATTAGAACTTGTCCTGTGTCTGCCATTACCACGTTCCGCTCAACATCTATGGTAAAGTTGCTGACGAGTGTTTCGTCAGCGCGGTTTGGGTAGCTCACAAGGTAACCGTGCTTTGTTTCCTCAACGGTACTTGTACGAAAGCGGTACGTGTCACCGCCCGACCAATTTGAAATAAGTTCACGTGTGGACGCGCTGCTACCAATGAGGACCAACTCCGACTCAAGCTCGACCCTCAATTCACTATTTATTTCAACGTTGCTTAGTAGCGCTCGTGCACGAGGAGAATTTTCCCCGTCTTCGTTAGTAATGGTGTGGAGCTCCTCTGCCAGGTAGCGAGCCCATGAAACAGGTTCACCTTGTGCCGCAAACTGGTCAAAGCGCTGAACATGAAGCTGGTCGACGCAATCAGCCAAACGTGCGCACACGGTGAAATTGGTTTTCTTGTCGGCCAACACAACACCCCTCATAAATCGAACAGTATTAGCGTCAACAAAGTCCCTACTGATGTCGGTATGTAAACAAAGGGAATCATCCAAACGGTCACGGTAATGCGATTGCATGATCATGGCCTCTCGCGGTGTGTTGTAAAACATACTTGCACGCGTTGGACGGAAGTGAGGACTACCATGTAGGCCGGCCCATGCCACACGACAAGGGTTTAAGTCTACACGGTAACGGCGTCCCTCTGTGGGCTGTTCAAACACAATGTGTGAGATATTACTCCACGTGTTGTAGTAGGGTATGACCAAGTAGTTGTGAGTGGGGTCAATTTCAAATGGGTGGTCGGCCTCACTGTCGAACATAGATTCAAGGAACTCTAACACCTGCGCGGGGAGGGCAGGGTAAACCCAGTGTGTAAGGAACAACGGGTTCATGTGCTTGCCACGCTGCCAACTCAACACATCATGGAACGCACTACTATTCTGATAGTTTATAGACAGCTTGTTTAAAAAGTTGTAGCCGCGGCGTGTGCGCTCGGCGTTGCGTGTGAGCACGTCACGTATCAGTCCCTCCTCGTAGGCGGTGATTGTGTGAATCTTATCTCTGTAGCGTTCAAAGAATACATCAATCGCTCGTGGGAGAGAGCCCTCGATTAGGGCCAAGTAATCAAACGCGTTGCCAGCGAAAAATCCTGTACTCTTACCAGCCTCAACATAATCATACTCTGTCAGATAAAGGCGTTCATCTGGACATGTGGGGTGCTGCGTATAAAACCGCGCGCCAACTCCGTCTTCTTTTTCTCTATGTACTCGTTGGCCTGCGTCTTTAACTACGCGAAACGCGGGCACAAGGCGTACAATCTTTTTGATAAGGTCCTGCTGCATGGTACCGTCATACCACTACATCGTTGTTTGTCAAGTGCTACTAGGAACACACATGTCAGCATAGAGTGGCAGTGCGTGCAACCTATCCGAGTAAGTGAACGACTGCCAGTCATCACGTGCGGGATCAGATTGCGAAACAATTTGACGTAATGCAGTTTGCTTACCGCCAACAAACGCTTGTAGTTTATACGTGCCACGGCGGAACAGGAATCCGCACACAGCGTTGCGCGCACGGTTCCCCCAAAAGATTTGTTCAAGGCCATTCCCAACGTCACGCTTTTGCGCGAGTATACCAACCTTGTCATGAAGGATACGTTCAACCTCTACACCATTGTCCATGCTCACAATAACCTCAACGGACGGGAAGCCTTGGTTGATGCGAAAGGGTTCTGAAATTGCCACTTCAAACTCGCCACGCTCGTCCGTAAGCACACGGATGTCAAAGTTAACGGTTTTGTTAGGGTTGATGATGCCAGGTAATTCAAACATAATTATGTGCGGAAAAGAAGTAGTTCATAGTCTGGTATCGAAGTACCAGGGGATCCTCGGTCAACGTAATCGATTGGCCATGGTGCATTACCAGTGATATTTTGGGACAAAAGAATCTGTCCGTCCAAGATCGTTAATGAGTCTGTAGTGTCCACAGGGGTGAAGCTCAACCAGAAGATTCCCTCGGAAGTTATCTTGTAGGATGATCCATGCGTAAGCTTGCTGCCATTGATGTAGAGCAGGTGCACGTTGCCAGGCTGTAGGAATGGTAGCTCTGTGGCCACTGTTGAGTCCTGCGCGGTATTGTAAAAGAACTTCGCGTCCGTGGGCACCGACCAGCCCCCTGGTGCCTCTGAAACAGGTAGCCACCCTGTGAGGTTGGCGTCGGGCGTGAGAATAGTCTGGTTGTCCGAGCCGTCCACGTCCGGTATGCCGGCTGGTCGGTAGTCGAGTGTAAGCAGCACCTGGTCCGTTTGGTCAAGTGTGTCCACTGTTTCGTGCACGGTGATTGGTGTAGTGTCCAGGGGAGTTATCTCTGTGATGTCAACAGCCTTGAGACGGTTCTCTGCTTCAAGGTTACGCGTTAACCCTATCACGTCTGCTTTGATCTTCCCCCAAATCTCATCAACCTCTTCAGGACTACGCAGGAACAGACGAACCTGACTCGCACGGTAAAACGGGCTGTCCATTTCATCATCTACGCTGGAGGTGGGCTGCTTGGGGATTTCAAAAATATCATGTGCGCTGGCAACGTTTGTGAACTGGTCGTACTGCAAGGGGTCAAGCGCACTGGTCAGCTTCTGAAAAACAAATACTGCACTGGGCATGTTTCCAGTGCTTGTTGCGTGAATCACAAGTGGCCAGTTGTGCCTAGGAAAGATGTCTTCGCTCTCAGGCTGACTGAGAAATCGTGTGAGTTTTATTGTACCAATCATGTTAAAGTAGGGTTACATCGCCTTCATTGAATTCCTGTGTTGAGTACGATATGTTGTTGATTTGATCGCCCTCGGCGTAAACACCCACGGCGTACTCACCAAGGTCTGTTTTAAAAATTAATGGGTAGCCATCGTAGGTCAAAAAGCCGTCGTTGTAAACAAGTAAACCAAAGTCTTCGTAGAACAGGCTCGCGTCATACGTACCCTCCACCGTTGGGTTGTACTGTTCATAATTCACTTCACCTGCAGCTGTGTCCACACGAATAATTGGTAGGTAACCAAAGGGTGCGCTACACTTGACCCAGTTCTGTAGTGCAAACACTGCGTGCGGTTTTATTACTTTACCATCTAAATAAACGAGTAGTCCATGGTCCAAGAAGTCTTGAAACAAAACGTCCATTGGGTTAACCGCGGACCCTATTGAGTACTTGGTCTCAACCCCACCACCATAGCGCGTCTCATTCTGGCTGACGCGGTTCCAAAATGCCGCGAGGTCACCCGCTGTGTTCTCTTGCAGGGGGAACTGCGCTTGACCACCAACGTCCGACACGTTACCTACGGTGTCGTTTGCGTAAAGGTCATACCCAAGTATTGGTTTTAGGTTTAAACCATTGTCAGTCCACGTGTGAACCTTTCGGTACCAGTCTGTGGTGCGGTCATAACGGCTTAGCACCAAGAGGTGACTACCAATCCAAACACCAGGTAAAATGATCGAACCTACCTTAAACTTGATGTGTGAGTAAGGTACGGAAACGATCTCATCGTCAAAAACGTAAACAGTTTCCGTGTCACGGTCTTTACGTTCCAGGAGTCTACCACCGCGGTTCACACGACGAAGGCCTATAATGGCACGCATGGCAGCTTCTAAACTTCCAACGTTCTGATCACCGCGTAGGTAGTTCGCAATGTGTTCGGCGTTTCCCAAACGCGATTTGGTGGAGAGGTTGAACAACACTGAGTGAAACATTGGACCTGCGTCGTCTGCAATGCCGCGTGCAATCAAGAAAGAATCAAATGATGGTCGTTTTGAAAACAGGATGTCGCGTGTGTTGGGGTCATACACAAAGTCAATACCAACCACGTAATCTTTGCCTCCCCCACGGAGCAACATTGGTTTTGCGACTGTGGTAATACCCGCACGGTACCATATACTACCCTCATACTCGATTTCATCCCAACGTCCTATAACCGTGATGTTCTCGAACTCAACAGCCTCATCGCTGTCAACGATACGGTGCAGGGTGTGAAGGATGGACGTATAGGCTGTGCTGCTGGTAACAGACTCTAAGAGCAGACGAAGCTTGGCCTTAGATTCTTCTGATACGCTCTCATACCAGAAAGACCCAAGGTCTGCGCGGATGCCAGATGTTTCAAGAAGTCTCATTAGGTGCGATGTTCAACAAGCGTAATGTCTTCCTTATCAAGAAGATACTGTACATTACGTTGGCCCAGAACCGAATCTTTTGCTGTGTTATCAAGGTTGATAACAGAGACAAGTGGTTCATTAACCCAGTTAAGCGTGACAGACGCGTCGTAATCGGTACCATCACCAATTAAGTAAGTGGATGCGCTCATCGCCTCATCAAGACGGTCTGTGGAATAGTGTGTGGCGAGTGTGGCGTAGAGCACACCAGTCTTAGTGATTGCCCTCACCCCTCGCGCCCCGGAGTAAAAGAGAATGTCACTCAGGCGGCTGTCCTCAAAGTTGTCAGGATAGATTGACTGATTCACGTAGTTGTCAAGAGACGTAAGGGCCAACCCCGTGTCCACCCAGCGTCCAAACTCTGTACGGTACTCGATCTTTACCTTACTAAACACAAGGGGTCTTGCCGCGAGCACAGCGATGTCAAATGCACCTTTAAGTGTATCGTGCTCAAGCAGTTGCGTAGCTTCGTTTATGAATGGGTCATAATCATAGGTCACAATCACACGGCCTTGTTCTGCATCAAAAGCAATTGGAATCACACTGTCGCCGGCGGTGCCCGCGATCGTGATTGTCATGGCATCACCAACCCAACGCTCCACTAGGTAAACAGCATCCCCCGATGTCAGGTTAAGATCGCTGCCAGAGAGTGTCATTCCATCAACTTGTTCGCCTGTCACCTCGTTGCTTAATGTGAATGTGTTGTCTCCGTTGTCGGTAACCGAGAGCTTTTGTGTAGGACTACCTGAAAAGATGTGTCCTGTGTAATACCCGTTAAGGGTGGCAGTGCCTGCGCCCGTAGTCGCATCGAACACCTTGGCCGTATAAACATCGGGCGTATTCTCTATAGTAATCTCTGCATCAATCACGCCCTCGTCCAATGCGATCTCAACACCTAGCTCTTCGTAAGGACTGAATGCGCCGCTCAGTCCTGGGAATGCGTCTGACGTGCTCGCGCCCACAATCTTTTGTACCGTGAGGGCTGAACCATCAGGTGATTCAAATTTTCTTAGTCTTAGTGGTACGTGTGGTAGGCTCATCCGGCCCACCCAACGTGTGCGGTCAGTATCCTTACTCAACGCGATCACGGCCTGCGCACTACGCACAAGGCTCTTGCCCTTGGGAAAGATATCAACCGCGTTACGTTGCACACCAAAGAGGTTAGCACCACCACGTGTCATCTCAGCGTCACCAGGCATGACCGAACTGGCCCCAGCCAGGTTTGAGAACTTGTGTGTGAAGAAACTCACCGCGCTGCTGCGTGTTGTGAGTGATGCTGAAGGAAAGGCTTTTTGCGCACGTTTGGCCAAGTCCTGTACAAGCTCTGGCTCAGTGAAAGGCACCACAGGACTCACAAGTGCCACACTCACCAGGTCTTCGTCTGAGACGTCCGTGGTGCCCGTGGTGCCTATAAGGTCTAGCTCAGTCTCTGTAGCACCATAAACAGGCAGGTCGACAAAGTATGTCCCATCTACGGCACGGTTTAGACGATACACGTTGCTGGTCTTTGTTTCTTGAGTTGTGGCCACAGGCACAATCGAGATAGAACCTGCCAGTGCTGTTAACGGGCGGAGCACCACTATGTCGGAGAACACAAAGCGAGCACTGTTCTGTACAGTATGTGCAACGTCGGTGCTGTAAGCTAGGCGTACGGTTGCCACCGATGGGATCTCGGTGTTCACCCCGGCCCCGAGTGTTTTGAGGTAGGCTTTGACGAAGTTGCAGTCACAAATGTTCCCCGACACAATATTGGCCAGGTCAAGGTCACCCAACACGCACTCAACAGCCTGCTCACTCCCGGCCAACACGTAGGCAGCAGGGCGGAGCACGTTATCATAAAATACCGAGTTTGGGCTGACATCAATGTCAGGGTACTGGTCACGAAGAAGGGTAACAAGACGCGTCTGCACCGAGTTTAGACGGTCCTTGTCGATTTGGTCTTTGTTGGGGATTAAGGCTGTAAGGTCAAGGTTCATAGGATTTCTACCAGAGGGGATCCAACCACCTCTTCGTTTATATTTATAAAGTAAGCATTGAATACAATCTGCATTAGGTCAACCTCAGAAACTTCCAATCCAACCTCACTAATCTGTTCTGCGGGGTCTGTAATGTTCTCAATATCTTCCTGGTTGCGGAGGAAAAAACGGGTGCGCTCGGCGGCAAGGGCGGTGGCGTGGTCGCGCTCTCCAGCATCCACAAGCTGGCCAACGGTGGCCGCAGAGAACAGGCTGGTACCTCGCAAGTCGTCCAGTGCGTCGGAACCCTGCCGCGTGCCAATGTTAATCAGGCCGTTTTGTGCTACAGCATCAAAGCCTGTGACCAACGCTGAGAAGTCAATGCTGGCTGGCTTGAAGCGTTGTGCGAAATTTACTTTAATACCGTTTCTCATTATTATCCAGAGGGTTGAACGTACTTGTGAAAGACTCTTCCAATAAAGTGTTTTTGTCTTGCGCTGGCAACACCTCGGCGGCGAAGCGCGGGGGTTGACGCATAGCGCGATCGAAAGTCGCGGTGCAACGCAAACTCCTGAGAGAAGTTGAATGAGTCCAACGTAAGGGATACTTGCGTACCTGGTGGCTTGTCAAAAATCTCTTTCATCTTCTGGCCCATATCGTTCCTCGATGAGCGATTAGTGGCGTCCTGCGTGCGAAACGAGTCCCCCAAGAGCTCAGACGCAAACCGTGATCGAGTTTTGCCAAGACGCATTTGTTCGCGGTGGTCGTGGAGCAACACATTCATTTTTTCAGATTCAATCATTACTGTGTGCGCTGTAGTTGAAGGTCAATGTCATGCAGCTGATTCATCATCGCAGCAAAGCGACGTGAAATGTGACTCTGCGAGACGCCCATTCTTTTGGCAATCTCAACAGGGGCTAGTTGTGCTGTCTCGCCATAGCCGGTCATATACTCAAAAATCTTCTGGTCCTTTGGCGGCAGAGAGTAGTAAACGTAGTCCATAGACTCATTCAAGTAATCAGGACGATCGTCACCAGGTTCCCTAGGCCCACCCTCTGAGTCCGACCCTGCTGATTGACTCTGGCTCAGAGTCTTGGGGATGCGGCGAATCTTTTTAATATGCTCTACTGACCTGGCTGCCCAATCTCCCAGTTCTGCAAGGCTGGGCTCCCGACCTTTCTTTTCAATAAAGTCCTGCTCGGCGCGCCACAACGCGTGCTGCTCAAAGGTATGCCGCTCCGGTACGCGCAGCGACGTGCGATTCTGGCGCGCCTTGCGGTGCATCTGTTTGAGCTGGTTGCTAACGTGAGTCTTTAGACCTGCACCGCGCTCAGGGTCAAACTTACGCACGGCGGATGCCGCGACCAGTCGTGCCTCTCCTGTCAACACAGGGTCACCCTTGGCACCCAACCCTATAAGGGTAAAGTCGATGGTAGGGTTGAGTTCACGCACCACAGAATTTAAAGCCCCAGGTGATGGGTCCACCTTCCAGCTTTCATAAGCACTGTCTAAAGGGCTGGTTTGTTTTACGTCTGTCTCAAGCATGCGAAGAATCGTAGCACAATTTTTGCGTGTCTGGCAATGTTATTTACGTCGGCGACGACACCCGCCGCAACCTGTGCGGGTGGTTGTTTTTGTTTTAGTCTTCGGTCGGTAATTTGGTATCTTCCAATTCAAACTCTGCCTCTGGCTCGGTGGTGTAACTTTCTGCATCTAATTGTTCTTTAGTTTGAGTTTTAGGGTTGGCGAAGCTGACTTCCTGCTCGCCCATGATGTCGTAGAGCATAAAGAAGTACTTGTTCACAATACTTCCTCGGGTGCACTTTGGACATTTCTGGGGGTCCTTCTTGTAAGCGCTCTCCATATGTTTCAGCTCTTTCTTATAGGCGTCAGAAATATCACGACAGGCTTGGTCGGGACAACTATCAGGTTGGTTCAGTAGGCCCAACAACAAAGAGTTTCTGATGAGGTTCTCGCGGTGCTTTTTTGGATCATCCTTGATCGCTAGAATACGCTTTTGAACATCAAACGGTGCGGTAAATCTATACGCACCACCTTGTGAGCCTACCTTGTAATCCGACGCTGGGACTTGAACGGCCTTGGCAAAAGGGTCTATCAGGTTCTCGCCGGATGGTTCTTCCGCAATACTCGCGTCAGGTTGTTCCTCAGACATTGGCTCTGGAGAGAAGACTCCTAGTGCGTGAATGATCGCCGGAGGGATCAAGAACGCACTCACGAACACGGAGATGCTTGGGGCAGTAAAATAGAACAGGCTGAACAGTGCCAAACCTACCCAGCTGCTAAAGCAGTAAGGGCAGTTGAGTAACTCTCCAAAAGTACCGAAGCGCAAGTGCAGTTCATCCTCCACCTGCTCAACAGGCTTGTTTCTGAGGGATGGGAAACACACACCCAACACACGGGCTTTGATGTTGGTCGAGTTCCAACTAGTGATAAATCCTGCAGCACAAAGAGAAGCTAAAATTAATTCTTGAATCATAAGTCTGGTTTACTTGTTGTGCCTTTCTTGTCAAGCACTATTTCACGCCCTGCATCTTGATCAATAAATCAAGTTTACTCCCCTCCTTTATGTCAACGTGTCTCGACAATTTTAACATCTTAGGCGCGTTTATTAAAAGCCTGTTCAAGAACAAGTCTCCGGCGGGTGTGTTGTAGTCGTTACTGAATGTGTGGGGGCCAAGGTTGAAGTGGCTCCAGGCTGAGTCATAATTATGCATGTTAGTCATCATAGTGTCTTTAACGTGATTCAGTATGTGGTGGCTCATCCAAAAGTAGTGGTCAGCAGCTTGACGATTTTCCCAGTAAGCTTGAAGGCGTTTGTATATATCTTTTATAGCCTCACCATCTTTTCGCGCTGCAAAGAAGTACCCACCAAAACCTTCGGTGTCACCAAACAAGAACAGGCCTTCATCAGACAGGGCGTCATCAATCCAGTGGTCCAAGGGTTGCAAGCACATCAATGTTGCGTCAGCCCACACACCACCAAACTCATGCAGAAGTGATATTCTCAAAATGTCTGAGAAAGCTGCAATCTTACGGCCCTTGTGCACGCGCCACAAACTCTTCACAAACTCATCGGCATCACTCCATACTTTTATGTCCCAACCTTTATTCAAACGTTTCCACGAGTGAATGCACGCCTTGACTAAACGGGGTCGTTGGTAAGCGTCGTGCCAGTACATATGCACCGTACGCTCCAGTAATGGAAACTCCAACTCAGGACGTTCAAAACCAAAACGATCGTAGTCCACACCAAACTCGCGCAACAGATACCGAAGGGTAATACCACTATACTTGATAGCCTCTTTTTTATTTTTTGTGGCATTAACGCGACGAATTCGGTTTTCAGGAGTGAACACATCTGGAAATTCATTCTCAAGCTCTTCATCCAGATTGTCATCTTGAAGAATCCTAATCTCGTGCCCCTTGTCCGACTTGATGAATGAAGACTGCGTCATCTCGTGACGTGGGCACTTGATTCCATGATCAAAGGTACTGGTGCGTATACACTCATCCAAGTTTAAATCATTATAGAAGGTCACTTCGGCGATCCGGTGCCTTTTGTTGTAACTGTACTCGACCTGATGAAGGAACTGACTTAGCAGGCGTTGCAATGGATCTCTTACCACCGTGAATATACGCCAACCTGTCAGGTCGAAACGCGTCTCCAACTCTTGAAGGGTTGCATGATGATCGGAACCATCCCATCCCTGTTGGTAAATGTGGTAGTGCGCTTTAGTTTTGTTATCCGTATTGTGCGCAAAAGCGACGTTGAAACCTTCGCTGGCGAGCATTCTGGTCTCTACCATTGTTCCCGCACACTTGGGTATGTGTATAAATGCAATTTTCTTATCTCTCAGTATCATTGTTAAGTATCCTTTCCGCCTTGTAGTCTGCTTCTATCCTCGAAAACTATAGGCTTGTGAGGTGCAAAGTATTCTGCTTCACGGCGGCGTAGTGTTGCAAAGGCCTGGTCGACTACACTCCTGTGTTCATAATCAAGGTGCGACCACACGCGTAGCATGCCAGGCCTACTCAAAAGGTAGCCGTGAGCACCGAAGCTGCGAAAGGCACGGTAAACATGGTCCCCCACCTGTTTACGGTATCCACCTGTGAGCATGATGGCTTTCCAGCACTTGGGAACATACCGGAGCGTCAGATCCAAAACTTTATCAAAGTCATCGCTGATATATGCGTCGTCCTCTAAAACAAACAGGTAATCGTAACCCTGTACATAAGCTGTTTCAATTATATCTCTGTGTGCAATTGTGGCCAAGTAGAAATGAGGGTGTCGCCTAGACTTTGGAAAGTGAGCAGGAATTATTCTCTCCTGTATCTCTTGACCTTTAAACCATTCAACGCGATTGGCTAGCATGGTGTCAGCTGCGTTTATGCGTTTATAAAATAGCTCCCTACGTTGCTTGAATCTTTCGGGTGATATTACCACAGCCTTCCACTTGAAAGCTGCAAGTTGTTCTAAGTTGTTTACATTTTCGTTCATAATTTAACTGTCTACATCCATTTTTTCGTACTTGAATCTTTCTGGGTTCGTCCACGTCTTCGACTCTGTGTTGGTGAGTTGTGCGAATGGTATTGTGATCAATTCATCCTTGGGTAACTCGTTGAAAACTGTGGAAGTCTTTAGTATTGCGGGCAAGCGTCTCCGTATCCACGCGTCCCTACGCGTGGAGTGTATGGCTTGTCTGAGTGAGGGTGGGTGCGCTGAGTCTCGAAGTACTGTTACTGTGCGCATATCATCGTTCAAAAATATGGAATGCTTGTGTACTTTATAATCTTGTTCAGAGTCTAACACAACAATGGGTGAGTAGTCCAAGCGTTGATCAAACCAGTCCCACCACATTCTCAAGTGGGTGCGTCCGTTGATCTGTGATTGATTGGCTTCCTGTCCTGCTAACCAATAGTTTGGACAAACTACTTTCCAATCACGGCGCGTATGGGCGACCTCATACTGGTGGTCAATGTGCCGGACCTCGTGCGCGTGAATATAATCAGGCGCAAACTGGATGTGTTGCAATATGTGTGGTATGGCCTCACGCGTGACAGCGTATGCATGCGTACGGTTGATGCTGGTACCTTGTACCCATTTATCGTTCAGAACAATCGGCACGTTCCGGTGTTGGCCGCCCAGGTAGCACTGGCTCCAGCCCTTGGGAATCTTTGGCATCACTTCATCCAAAACGGTTTTAGCGTTATCCACCCAACACACATCATCTTCCAATATCAAAACATTCGACACGCCCTCAATCCAAGCATCCTGTAAGACGCGGATGTGTGTACACAAGCAACCCCACGCTCCATTGCCAGCGCGCCACCAGGCTGAAGGTAATAACTCGTCTCCACGAATAGCTTCTGTAACTGTTACGTCCGCGTAAGTCTCGATGAGCCCACGGTCGTACATTGCTTTCAAGGAAGCCTCCGATCGCTTTTTCGCGCCCTTTAGGGACAGTATAACGACCTTACTAAAATAATCTTTAAGCATTTTGTATTGTTACACTAAACAAAAGCCAAAAGCAACCGTTTTCTGTAACTTACAGGTTGGCATCTTAGTTCACGACAGTAAACAAGTTGGTATCTGAGTGCCGCAATATCAGGTCTCTATTACTATAGGCTGTGGTATAGCAGCTACCGGAAACGTCGATCTGTGTGATACAGTTAGCGTTCGGTGTAAAGTTAAGTGTAACTGTTGTGGTGCCGCTTCCTCTTGGTGCGACGGGCCCTGTTATGGCTATTACACCACTAGCAAAATCTATCACACCAATAATAGGGTTGCTCTCGACATACTCACCATCCTGTGGCAGGTCGTCTTGCCATGTTAATTGTAGACCTGATGTCGACTCGTCAAGTGTGATCGTCATGGAAGGTTTGGGTTGGGTTGGGTCTTGGTTAGTGTCGTTGTCGCAAGTCATCTTGAATTCAATCACTGCCACGTCACAAACATCAAAACCATTTGATACTGTTGCGTATGTGTCATCCGGAGCCCTACTACTAACGGAGGAACCTATGTCGTAGCCCGTGCGATAGTCTCGATTCACACCAACAAAATCGCCAGCCCCCAACACGTAATTAGAGCAGTCACAGGCCGAGCTTGAGGATGCGGAACCCGTGCTACTACCAGCCGTGCTACTACTACTATCGCTGGTAGTCGCACATGCACCTAATGTTATTGTTATAGAACCATAACTAATAGTGGGATCGCACCTGTACATGGTTATATATGTAGAAGTGTGCGTGCCATCACCAGAAGAGAAACCCCAAGCCCAGCCAACCCAAGCTAACTCTGCGGTATGTGTCACCTCATCGGAGTCAGTCCAGGTTCCTGTGAAAAGCCCCGAACTCAAGCTACCTGTAAGAGTCACTGCGTTACCAGAAAACACCGCGCAGTACGTTGTATGCTCCGGACTGCATACAGAGGAGGAAGCGCTACTTTGGGAAGCGCTACTTTGGGACGCGCTACTTTGGTACGCACTACTTTGGGGCGCGCTACTTTGGGAAGCGCTACTTTGGGACGCGCTACTTTGGGAAGCGCTACTTTGGGACGCGCTACTTTGGGACGCGCTTGATGACGAACTTTTTGATGACCCTAATGACATTAGCTATTACCCCTCTTGATCCATGTTTCATTAGCCTCGAAATCAGCCTGTGATTTAGTTGGGAATCGAAGATGTTTAAAGCCAAGACGTGTACCGCTGATACGTCCTGATACGCGCTTTACTTTAGAGAACCAACGTCGTGTTCTTACGACAAGCTCTTGTCTCTCAGCATCAATCATAACACCAACGCTTTCAGGTTGGTCTGGAACAACGCCCACAACTTTGATTGTTCCAGGTTCACACACTGCAAAGAACCTACGGTCCAACCGTTTACGGGTTTCCCTACCTCCAACGTAGACATCAAAATGATCACTGAATATAACCTCTGGCTGCTCCTCAACAAAGAGGGCGGTGTACTTGTCAGTTCCAAGCCATGGCGCTGGAACAACGGCCGTATCTTTACTTGAGCCTGCTGACGGTGGTGTAGTACTACCACCAGTGCTACTACCACCGCCCGCGCTACTACCACCAGTGCTACTACCTACTGTACTTGAGCCTGCTGACGATGAGCCCATACTACCTCCGCTACTTGAGCTGGTGTTTGAGGATCCAAACCAAATAATACCAGCGCTTCGCGCCATCGTCCAAACCCCAGTGCTTTCAGTGGCGTGTTTGAAGTACTTGTTCGTTGTTGTGTTAGCGGGTAACGATGCGCTTCCAGTTTTTTCTATAGTAACACTTTTTGGTACTTGGTCCGCGTCGACTTCCAGATTGACGTGGAACGAATCACCCTCCGCGTATATGTAGGGCGTTGGGACCGAAGCGATAGGCTCACCACCGAGTATAGCATCGTGGACGTACAAGGCAGAGAACGTGACAGTCTTTGTATTATTTGATTCTGATGTTAGGGGGTAACCTTCAAACTGTTGCGTTTGCTTTAATGAGTACTTGTATGGGTCAGGCGCGCAGATCGCGTTCGCAACAACAATTTGCCCATTTGTCACACCTGTTGTTGTATTGGTAACGGTTGGTCCAAAATCTACAAACGAACCTATGTACAAATATCCAGTGGTATCAAGGATTGTAAAATCTGTGGAGGTTTTGGTTGCCGACTGCTCGACGGTTATCGTCGTGTTAGGAATTTGAAATCCGGCTTCATCCACGGCAAAGCTGGCATAAAAGTGGGGTTTGTAAAGGTCGTAGCTTGTAGTATTACCACCAGAGTATGCGGCGGCAGTGTCCTCACTGTTCTCGTGCTTTACGTCACCGGATGTTACACTCCACTCGATTGAATTTATGTTCGGGGCACCTGCTTCTTGAGTGTATGCTCCTGTCAGTTTAAGACCGCACGAGACCTCCTCTTCAAACGGGTTGTCCGAGTCACCTGTGATTGCCGTGCAAATACGGCTAGCATTAGCTAGGGTCTGCGCTGTGCCCGTGGGGTCTGCGGTTATAGTATAGTCGATGATGGTACCCTTAAACAACGTAATTTTCGGGGTTTGTGAAGTTGTGCCGGTGGGACAGTCCTCTGAGGTTACCTCATTGTTTGTGTACGCGCACAACTTTGTTGCGATTGCAACTGCCAGTGCTAGCTCAGTAGCTGCACACACATCGACATCTAGGAATGTATCTGCAGCTATGGTGGGTTCGATCGAAGCGTTCGGCCAGTAAACTACCTTCAATGCCTGATCACTCGTGGGCGTTGCACATGGGAGCGCAACTCCAATATTACCAACAAGCTTTGGTTGGCAAACACGGCTAGCAAGTGCTACGGTAACCGCCAACTCCTGAACCTGATACTTGCCTGTGGTGTTGATGAAGGTGTTCGCGGGTATGAGGTCACTAGGGGTGCTATCCTCATAGTCCTGTGCTCTTAAGGCGTTATTCGGCTGCGTTGGATCACAGTGAGCGGCCACAAGCGCCTCGTTACCCCAAAAACATATAGCGCTGGCAGCGCACACACTATCAAGAGCGGCCTGGTCCATTTCGACCTTCAATGCCTGTGGGTTTCCATTGTTTACCATGTACTCGACGTGTTCTAGTTCTTCGCTGACAAGGTCTAGGATCGGGTTGCTTACTACACGAATGATCTCACCCTTATCAATATTGAGTGGGAATTTTATTTCTTCAAAAGGTTCCCAAAACCCGCCCAGTGGCGGGGCGATTTCCGCTGATTGGTCCGTCATTGTATAGTCTGTTTTCTGGGTGGTGTCGCAGGTTACTGTAGGCGGGTCCGTTGCCATATTAACTGTAGCCCCAGGGTTTACAAGGTTTACAGTAGCGTTCACCAGGTTGGGAATTGTTGAGCCATCTGGGCAACACTCGGCTGCACCAGAGTAGGCGTTGTTTTCATACCGACACTGAACCAGTGCTTGAGCAAGAGCCACAGCCTTCTCAGTTAGTTCAGCCGCGTTGTCGCTCAATTCAGGGAAGATTAACGGGTCGGTGCCCTGCGGGAATGTTAAGAGTGTTTTATACTGTCCTCGTGCCACTGTTGTACTACTAGGTTGTAGAGGCGAATAATTAACATCATTTTCAGTAGTATCCGCTATAAAGACTGGATCGGGTGGGCGGTTCTTGTCCCCTTCTGCACCGCCAAGGTCACATACCCCTGTACCGGGAGTACATGTTGGTGTTGTGACGTCGAGAAGGGGGCAACTAACACTCACACTTTTACTCCACCAAACACACTGTAGGAGTGTCACCGCAAGGTCACGGGCGCGCACGGTCAATGAATCAAGTCCTGTCTGGTCTGGGTCTTGCACAGGCCCGTCCTCAATGTCAACCAACCTATAGGTGAATGAATGCGCCGGGGCTGTAGCGACTGGTGTGCCCGCGGTTTGTACAGGTGCTACACCGTCCGTGTCATTAGGACAGTATAGGGTTACTGCTTCATTTCCATACACACAATCAAGCCCGGCAAATGCCCTTGACTGAGCTGTACTGTTTGCTTCTTCCAGGTCCAAGGCATGGAGGTCCGCGTATGCAACAGTCTCGGAGACTGGTGTATTGTACTGGGCCAAGCCGGCAACATAACCATTTATTTTGAAAAAGTTTGGGGCATCAATGTTCAGTTGAATGATGTAATCCCCAACATCAGATGTGTCCTCACGAACAGCTAGTCTCTCCTCTTCACCCTGGGCAAGACCTACACTCCCAAGCTTGACCTTGAACAATCCAGCCGCAACCGTTGTGCTTGTGTCTGCGCTCGTGTGGAGTGACTCATTAGTCGGCGCTGCGGGGCAGTCTGCTGTTTGTGCCTCATTCTCTGCATAACAGTTGAGTTGTGTTTGTGCGAAAAGATTAGCAAGGTTGTTTACAAACTGCCTTGCCTCATCAATAGCAACAGTGTCTCGCGCGTCCGCAATAAAGCGCACAAATTGATCCTCGGGAATATCCACCGTGACCGCACCTGAATAAGGTGCTGGACAACCCACAGAAACAGGGTCGTTTCCAACTTTTGTTCCGGGGTTACCTTCTGTCTCTTTCAAGGGTGTCGCGTTTGGACGACGAAGACCAGAAAGATCCATTTCACAAAAGTCACCCTGTTCATCACAGACGGTCAACCGTTTCCAATACGTGTCGTTCTTGGGGTAACAAACTTCGGGGAAAAAGTCGTCTGTGCGACAGTCCTCGTTGCGATGACTTGGGTTTTTTGGTTCCATGTTTCTGTGTTATATCACGGGGTGTTTCGGGGTGTCAAGAGTTAGCCTGTTGTCGCACCCACATACCTCACATCATATGTTGTGTATGCGGAGCCTGTGTTCCCGTTGATAGCGACATCATGTGTTACGCCATTGATAACACCAGAGACCCCCTCGGCCACGTCACCAGGCGTCCCAAGTTCCAGTTCATTTGTAGTAAAAGGTCTGCGAATTGAAGCGCTGATATTACGCGCGCGGAGAAGGTTGTACTTGTCACGACACCAGAGGCGTAACTGATCTTTAACGGTCTCCTTGTTCACAGTAAGTTCCTCGTTCGGCTTTTTCATGTCAGCGAGTACCAGGTCAACCTCTGCCCCGGTCTTACCATTCATCTTATTCCGTCCAATATCACGAACAGCAGTTTCCCTACCTATCACAAACCAGCTTGGGGCTTCCCTTGTGATGATCTTACCGTTGGCCGGTAGTGGGGTATCGGGGTATGCTGAGAGTAGAATCCTGCTCTTGTCTGTACTCCCACTGCGATAGTTGAATTCCCCATGGTACGCGTCGCGTTCAGGCGCATACGCGGAGACCTGCCCAATGGCCTGTTCACCGCTGCGCCCTAGCGAAAGGGCGCGTGTACTGATAGGAGGTGCGGCGAGGTTTCCTCCTCCTCCCTCAAGTTCAAGTTGTCGAAAATAGCCACCCCTCTCAAAGTCTCCCACGTAAATCAGGTTGGTCTGGTTTGCAATGTTCATCAATGCCTGCCATAGGTTTAGGCTGCTCGAGAACAGTGTGGTAGCTAGCACGTCATTCAGGTGGGCGCTGAGTACCGCGTTATCGTTTTCCAGCCACTCTGCATTCGTGTTAGCGTTTGAGCGTTGAATAACCCCACCAAACACGGAGGCTAGCCCTGTGTTGATCTGGCGCTGTTGCTCAAAAATACGGTCCACGTAGGTTCCCGTAGTTTTGAAGTTTGAGAGTGCTGTGCGGTACAGCTGCGCGATTCGTAAAGAGATTGGGCCTGTTGCTTGCGAGAGGTCTGCAAACGGGTGTTTAACTTCAACCTTACTAAGTATTTTACTCTGCGGCACGCCGCTCGGGTAGCAACTTAGGTTCATCGCGTTCAACATGTAAGCAGGCTCTGCAAAGTTAATACTAAAGGACGCAGAACCTTTGGCATCAATAGAGCCGTTACAGCCCAGCAGAATCCCGCTAAAATTTATTTGATCAACCAAATTAACCTCAACGTTTGGTGTGGCATCCGTTTTGTTCAAGACTGCGTTGTTGAATGCGCGGGCCAGTGACGCGACTTCATCCCCAGACACGGGTTGCGCTTTGCTACTCTGTTGCATTTGGATGCTTGCGGAGCCTATGGTTAGGTGGCCTATGCTTTTAGACAAACGAATAGACTGAACAGGGTAGCTTGTTCCAAGTACTGTGACGCTGGCCTTTATCTCTTGGGCTTTCATTACTGTGCTAGGGTTTGAAGAATGACCGCGAGTCGTGCGCGATCACTTTTCGCATGGTTAAAGGCTTCGATAAGACCCCGAAGGAGCAGCAAATGAATCAGTTGTGTGTTGCGCCGGAGAGCACCAACTGATTGTTCGGTATAAACAGCCACGTCAAAATTATCTGGGGCTTCACCCACTGGCACGCCTGATAGCCCGTCTAGTTTATAACCATACGCGACAAGCAACGTCTGTGCAAAGGAAAGAATTTGATCAATGTCTGGATCGCTGGGGTCCAGTCGCAGAACTGTGTGAGCGTGTGTCAACTCCGTGCCGGTGTTGTCGTTGGACGCCCACACAAAGGCACCGGCGTTGACCGCCTGGCCACGCATCAAATTTTTTAATTCTTTGTCGAGTAGGTTTGTCATTATTCTACCAGCTTTCCTAAGAGTTGAAACGTCATTGAGTTATTGTTAGGGTTGGTGGCAGCAACACGGCACCCTGTCAAAAAGAAAGAGTAATTTCCCCCACCCCTTGAGGTTACAATGATTGGTGCAAGCTTGGTCGCGCTTCGGTTTGCGTCGAAGAACGCATTGACTGCTGACTCTGCGTTCTTGGTACCCTTGTTACCTAGGAAGGCCTCAAGTGTAATTGTGATGTCGCCAAATCCTTTACCAAACACAAAGAAACGATGACGGTTGTTAAAGCATGAGATGGCCGCGGCAATGTCCTGACGGTTTATGCTCACCTGTTGAATAAAGATCGGTCCAGTAGTGCGAAGACCGTGTAAACGGTAGTACCCCGGGTTACCATTGGTAGCCTGAACCACACATCCTTTTGCTGCTGCTGTTAATTCACTCATAAATATTACTCATCAAGTCTAACGTTAAGTACACCAGCCTCTTTAAAAAAATCACCAGCCTTGTCGAGGAGCATATCTATGAAGACTTTTGCCTTGTCGGAAAAGCTGTTGCCCTCGGCGGACTCGAACGCTTCTTGCACTGTCATGTCACCTTCGCTATTAACCTTAACATACGAGGTTATCACATCTTTAGTTTCGTCGTCACGCGTTTTGTATCGGTAAATACCAAGATCTTTCAACTCCTCATACGACTTCTCGTCTAACTTCGCCGTTTCAATTTGGTCCTTACCCAACATTATTCTGGAAAACCCTTCCTTACTCTCCACCAGTTCAGTGAAGGCTGTGTTCCGTTTATCGGATCTTGAAATCTCAATAGACTCAAGAAGACGCTCACCAGAAGTTTTCTCAACTTGGTTCCCAAACGCGTCACGCTTGGCATCATCAGACACTTGGTCAAAGCGTGGATCCAAACGCGCCATGTCGGCCAGCTCGTAAGCACCAACAACCATGTCAACAGATGTCATAGCCTTAATATCGCTGTCTGAAAGCTTATCAACACCCGCCACTTTACGCAGCTTTGCTCGTAACTCTTCACGACGATCTGGTTCGCCCTCTGCATCCGTAAAGTTCCGAATAAGCTTCATGGTGTCGTAAGCCTTTTCTTTACCCTCAAAGAAGCGCGCCTTGGCGAAGTTATCTACCGCACCACGGTTTACGTTCTTATTCTGGTTGGCGCGCATCAACGCATTATATCTGTCGAGTGCTGTGTCCTTGGCGTATGTTGTATCCGCCTCATCACCAAAGACTTTAAGCTGATCTGCTGTGAGCGCCGCGTCAATAAACTCCATGTTGTGTGTACCCAGCAATGAAAGCGCTCCAGCTGCGGCATCTCCGCCCTCCCCCATAAGCCCGAGATTGCCTAAGGCCATTTTTGCCTTACGCATTTTAATTTCGTTTCTAGACTCGTATTGCACGCGGGCTTGGGTTGCTGCGGAGGCGAATGTTTCGTAATTTAGTTCGCCTATGTTGAATCCTTGCTTCGCGAAATGCGCACGCGCTCTGCGGTTACCAGCTGCGGCTACCACAGCATAGTTTGCTGAGTCCCATGCAATATCATTCGCGCGTCGACTCCCCATACCGTAGGATTGTAGCTGTGTAGATGTGTTTGCAACGTTCTGGAAAACTGCCTGCACGTTGGCACCGTTTGTGTAAGCGTTTGCTGCTAGATACTTTGCCTCTTTAGCAAGCGCGTCGCCTTGACTCTTGTTGAACACATCCCCTCCAATTTGACGCATACGCTGTAAAATCTGTTTGGCTGGGGCGTCTGGTCCAAAGATTTGACGGCCTGCCTCGAGCAGCCCGTCAAACTGGTCCAATACCTCAGTTGCACTGGAGGTAAGTTCCTTAGCGTTAAAGTTTCCGATTGAACCATCCGCTTTAACCTTGCGCGTGGGCAGAGAGGCCTGTCCGGTTTGTGTGGCAAAAGAAAGAATAGCGCCTGCATCACGTTCACTCCCGATACCACCATACTTACCCTCGTCCAAGTCTGTACGAAGTTGTGTGTATAACTCTTGCTCGAAATTCTTGAAGGACTTTTGTGCGAACTGTCCCTGTGGTAGAGTAGACCCCAAGTAAGGGTTCATACTCTGCGCCATTGTGAATGCACCACCTGTCAGGTCCGCACGTGTACTGAACATGCTCTGCAGTTGTGGGGACAAGCTGATAAATCCAGCCGCCGCCCTTTGCTCTATACCGATTGCCTGTGAGATTCGGTTAAGCATCTGATCACCCCCTTCCGAGATGTAAGACTCGCGAATACCTTGCATTAAGCCAAGGGCGTTCGCGTTGTACGTTGAGGGCATGTTGGCCGAAGTGGGCATACCGAAAGAACCTAGCAGCATATCATTACTCCCGCCGAACGGGGACGGCGAACTGCCCATCCCGGAACGTTGGGCGTACTGTGCGAGCATTGCTAATATTTGTGGGTCCATTATACGGGAACGTTCATTATTTTTTCGAGGAGCCCCGCGCGGTCGAGGGCCTGGAACATGCGTTGCTGTACCTTGGTGTCTCGACTGAGTCTGCGGACCTTATTCTGTTCTTCAAAATAGAACGAACGCAGCTCATTAGCAAGACGAATGTTCTTCTGAGTATCATCTACGGCTTGTTGGATTGCTGTTGGTTCCAAAGAGGACATGACACCCGATCGAAATAGGGTGTTTAATTCCAGTGACTCCATCTGTAGTTCAATAGATGTAGCCTCAAGCATTACTTCCTTACGGAGCACGCTTCTTAACCCTTGTGGGCGTCCGGGTTTAAGTCTACCCCGCAGATATGCAACCAGGAGCAGACCTAATCTGCGGGATTCCAAAAATCCCGATTACCAACATTCTCAAGTAGTAATTTTTCCTTACCTGTAAAGATCATGAACGCGTTGAGTATTGCCTGCCATCGGGGGTACTTCATATTCACAAACCGTTCGGCAGCAACCTTACGCAGCTGCTGTTTGTGTTCTGGGTTGATGCTCTCGGACTCTCCCTGGAATGAGATAGGGCTTTGGGCTGAACCGAAAATTGAGTACACACTTATGGCGCAGCTAAAACGCTGTAACCAGAGAAGAATGTCAGGCTGGGTTGCGCTGTTCTCCCTGGACTCTTCAAGCATGTCACCCACACACGCATAACAAAGCGCCTGCTCATAGGTACTACGGGACCCAATATTAATCGTCTTGCCACCAATGACCTCGATGTTTAAGCGGAATGGTTCATCCATAATAAGTGACTCGTAAAAGGTTTCTTTCTCAAAGTCGGTTACCTCAATCTGCTTTTCAAGGAGCTTGAGCGCTGGATTATCAAACACTCTTGGATCAATGCTGTCTGCGGGTGTGTCAAAGGTTTCCTCGCGTGCGAATTCAACACGTTTTTCTTGTTCTTGTTCAATGGGTTGGTCTGAGTCTTCAAGACCTGCTTTCAAGGCCTCTTGTAGTTCTGCATCAACCTTGGAATCAATTTCTAATCGTTGTGTTTTTGGTTTATCTGTTTCTTCTTCTGACATAATTTAAATGGGTTATGGGGTATCTATACGACGGAATCCCCACGCTTTGTCAACCATATTCGATGGTGAGCTGTTTGGATGTTCGTTAGTAGATGAGGGTTGGTGCATACCTGCAGTATTGGTCTCGTAAACTTTTTCAGTTGCTTCTGCACCTGGTGGGAATGAACCTTCCCCAAGTTGGAAATCTAACTCAGAGCCGCTAAACTGATTGTATGTTAGATTGCCTAGGGTCGGTGGGGCACCAGCCCTGAGTGTAGTTTGCGTGATACTCCTAAAATTCTCGTCTGCTACAAACTCGTTGTGGTGCTTGAACGTGGCGGATCCCATCGGGAAGTTAGAGGACTCAGATAGGGTAGTTGTTGACGTACTCAATACTTCTTCTAGGGTGTCATACAAAGCCTGTGGTAGTTGTACATTATCCTCAGCATCCTGTACTCCAGAAATTCCCCCAGAGTTTCTGATGGGTAATGGGGTTCCTACACGAACTTGGGAGCAATCAACCTGATTATCAAAGCGTCCGGACATCGCCGCCATCCCGCCTGGTGTCGCGGCAAAATAAGGGGCTACGTTAGACTCGCCGTCAATGGATTCCATACGCAACCCGGCCGAACAGCGTGCTAGTATGCCTGTGCTCTTTAGCAGGATACTCTCCAACGCAGAAATAATCACCTCGCTGAGACTAAGGATGCGTACTTTATCATACGCAGAACGGACCGTCACCGCGTGAGACGCGCCTGTACCCTCTTCTGTTAACGTGGTCTGTGTGGCTAGGCTTTCAACCACCATTTCTGCGCGCTCGGCCAAGGCACGGAACCAACGCTTTGCGCGCATAGTAATACCACCGGTAGCTGCAAGAAGGTCAAAGTTTTTGTAGGCTTTAATCGTCATGTCACGGCCTGCGGAAATTGATACATCGCCTGCGGCCTCCAACTTCAAATTCTTTGCGGCACTAATACTCACATGCCCACCGGCCATATGAACACTAGAGGAATAACCATCGTAAAGTAGGATGGAACCATCCTTAAAAATACGAATCGTTGAGTAAACATTTAGGTAGAATTCGTGCGCGTCAGTTAATCCTTGGTTCGGGCGTTCGGGGTCCCCACTCAAGTCTTTGGATAGTGCACCTTTGTTCTCACCCTCTGTGGGTACACGATAGTCTTTTTTAGACCGGTGGTACTGCGCCAGCGAGTACCAATTGTTGAGCCAACGTGCGTAGTCACGAAGTTTAAACGACTCGTAAAAAAACTCATCATCCCCAGGAATCCAATCTTGTAGCGCTGGGTGAGGCATGTACTCCAGGTCGGCCAAGTGGTCACCCTCTGGGTCTTCCTCACGATACTTCTGAATTGGTACCTGTACTGCGAAAGTCTTTTCAAATGCAATATCGCCAAAGCTTTGCATGAGGAATGAACCGTCTTCATTCACGTGTGCGCGAAAGCGGCCGGCAGCTGTTTTATTCAACGCGTCCGTAGGCTCTGTAATAAACACATGCACCATGTTTCCTAAGTGCCCAACATAAGACTGAAATCGCTGCTTGGCCTTTGTTTCTAGCCAATCCTCAGGGTCTTCAAGTTCCGCGTTTGGGTCAGCGCGCCCCTCTGTCTCGTGTAATTTACTGCTACCCTTCCACGTAACAGTTGGACGACCCCCATCATTTCGAATCGTAAAATCGCCAAAGGCGTTGACGTGTTGAAAGTTATCACTGATCACACGAACAAGATCATCCATTACATGGCACTCGATCGAACTCAACTCGCTCGCGCGCAACCGCACAAGGTTCTGTAGGAATGATACACCAACGCCCTGTGCATTCATCATGTCAAACTCACCGCCTGCACGGTCCAAGCGAGACGTTGGGTCCCCCTTTTGCTGACGCCCGGTCGAAGGGTTGCTCACTGCGCCCGCGGGCGTGTCTGTGATAAGGTCGGTATCCTGGTCACTCATGGCCCCTGCATCTCCTGTAGCGTGGGGTAGTGAGCCTATAATAAAGTTCTCCCCCTTGTTAGTGCTGCGTAACACCAACACCTCGCTGCCAGCGTCTGGTTGAAAGTGTGTGCGTAGTCCGAGCACGCCGGAGAACAGTGCGCCTGTAAGCCAATAGGCAGGTTCAGTTGTTTCTGTCTCGGGTATGGTCACAAGCGCTGTGTTCTTACCTGCGATCCACGAGTGTATCGTGGATCGGAATAAAACGCCTTTATCCCATGCATCTTTGGGTATAGATTGAGGCTGCGACTTTACCTCATTTGAGGGTGCGTCCTGAGCATCGCTGAACGTATAGGATGAATTAAGTTTCTTAACAACTGCCATAGGCAGAAAGGTTTAGCACACCTTATGTAAGCTCTGCAACAACAAATGTTGCTGATTCAGCGATTTCAAAAGCGCCTGCACTGCCGGAAACCTGAACACTCTGGAGCTTAGCACCATTGAAGTTAACACCTGACCCAACCTGAACGTCGCAAGAAGCCTTGTCGAGGGAGACCGCAATCTGGCGAATACCTCCGCAAGCATCGCTACCTCCGCTGGCACCACCTCGGAACTCGCTAAGGATACCCTCACGCCCAACAAGTTTAGAAACCTGGAACTGGCCGCTGGGTTTACCGTTAACCCAAAAGAGTGTGCTGCTACCCATTTCGAACCGCGGTTCTACCTGGTGGGAGTAACCACCTTGGAAGCTCTGTACAAGTCCAAGTCGCCCGTTGCCGATATCAATGACCGCATTATCAGCACTGATAATTTGGTTAGCCTGTGTTTGTCGTGTGTATCCGAAATAGTCGCTCATAAGTCTTAGTTGTTAAACGAAACCCCACCAAAGAGTTCAACGATTATTCTGTTCAACGGAAGTGGTAGTGTCAAGGTCGCTTTCACGTTAATCTGATCACGAAACGTAGCATCAATCTCTACACCAAGGTCAGCTGGATCGTAGTCAAGCAACTGTGGACCGATGAAGAACTGAGCGCGATCTGCGCGTGCCTTGTTGTGGAACAGCTCGTTGATCTTGTTTTGAATCACCTGAACAGTGTCTGGGGTTGCGTTGTATTTACCAATGTACCCATCAATGATGGCTACAATGTTGAAAGAGATGTCGTCAAGATTAACCCCCACACTATCTTCGTAGTAGAGCGATCCCTTGTCGGCCTGCGTTGTCAGCTGGTGACGAATGTAAACAGGCCCATCTTCTAGGTCCTGTGTGATTACAAACACACCGCTTGCTGCGGCAATGTCCAAGTCGTCATCAGTGTACTTGGTATACATGAGAGGTGCTGCAGAAATCGTTTCAACTTCTGTTCGCGTCAGACCCTGGTGCGGAAGTGCTACGGAACGTAGACCCGCAATCTCGGCCGCGAGGAAGATGTTTTCAACGACATCGGTCCCGCCGTCAGAGTTGATCCGCGTGCCATTGTCAGACCATACATTAATCACACGTCGTGTACCCAATTGATCAGAACGGTTGGCTGCATAGGTGGCTTGCGCCGTTCCTGTATCACCCTTCCAAATTTCAAACCTTTCATCGACAAGTTCTATACTTGGTGTGCTCTTCACACGGAGCGTGACAGGCCCGAGAACCTTCGCAACAACATACTCGGTGTAGCTACCACTAGCGAAGCTCGTGCGAACAATGTCTTCTGGTTGTACACCCTCTGCGACAAAGTCGACATCACCAAGTGTGACAGTCAATAGACCATCATCGGAATCGATTTGTGCTTCAAAGTTTGCGCCGCCATCCTGCTTGTCGATGAGTACCCATGAAGATGGAACGTCGGAGGCAACATAAGCACGTCTCCAACGTTTCACGTCCCACCGGCTCATAGACTCAACGTGTGAGGCAACAGCCTGCTGAATGTCTATATTGTATGTTAACGGGCAGTGTGCGTAAAGGTTGATGTTTTGTGAGGCTTTTTTCAGAACCTCGTTGTAAGCGGTAACACTATCCTCCCGGACTCGTGTCGCGTAAATTGTTTTGCCTGCACTACCTGCGAGTGCACGGGAGCAAGCGTATGCGAGCCAGTTATCAACGTCGATGGGTCCAAATGCAGATTCGATATCGGCAGCATGTTGGAGCTTTTTGATCGGTTCGTTTGCACCTGGTTGAACCAGGGCTCGGTAGTGTAGATAGAGCGTACCTTTAGCTGAGCGGACCACGAGTGGGGAGCCCGTGGCTCCGGTCACTGGTACCTTTGGGAGCACTGAAAAATTAACACCATTAGTCGTAGCACTGTATTGATCGCTGCCAATTTCGCCAGTGTACTTAACAACCACTTGGGCCGAAAGAATCTCGTCTGTAGATCCTGCCCAGTTTTGGGTCACATAACGAAGTGTTGCAGCACCATCGAGAACGATAACACTGTCCACGCCCGAGTCTTGCTCTAGTGCGGTTACCCGACGCGTAACACTAGCGGTGCCACCGCCGTCAGTAATCTCGATGAAATCGCCCACCTTGATGTCACGACCGAGTACCTGGGGTACTTCTGTTACAGTTGCTGTACCTGTGATGTCTGTGTTGTAAACTATCTTGTGCGGCTCTTCCAAGCTCTTTAAGTAAAAGCCTGTGTCATTACGATCCCCAACTTCGGAACCCACAGCAATTTCCAGGTCTTCACCAAAAACCTTGACGAAAGAACTGTCAAAGATTTCATCAGAAGCTATGGTGGCAAGTAAATCAACAGTGGCAGGGGCTATATTTGCAGTCTCTGCTTTTTCAGCCGCATTGGTGTAACGACTCAGTCGGTATTGTGGGCCATATATGAAAGCATTACGGGAGGCAGCTACAACGTCAGTCAGGACTTGTAAATACTGCTGAACAAACGACTGTGGTTTTGTGTAATTTGGGATTGGCATGGCAAATTTATTTGTTTGAAAGGTAAGTTAGAGAATAAGAATGAAGGTGTCAACAAGCAAATTTAGACTAGATTTATATTGATCTTTTTAATGCGATGGCTCTCTAAGAGGGTTACCCACGCACTGTTGATGAGCAGCTCAATAACAAGGTCGGTTCTGTAGTACTTGATCTCATCACCTTTTTTAATGGGCTTGGGTTCAGATAGTCCGACCACCTGATAACCTCGTAGGCCTAGACGTTGTTTGATAAGCTGACGCATACCTTGGTAAAAGCCCTTGCTGATAATGCCCATTTGCAGGGACGCGTCCGGGGACTTACTAACATGACTGATAGTCACACGAACCTTGTCAGAATCAACATACTCACGCCCGCTGCGTTCCTCGGTTGCCTGCGCATAACTGTCCAGCACATTTTTGGTTGTGGCCACATCTCCTACACCAACAAAAATACCGTTGGGCACATGTGAAGTCTCCCAGTCATAGTTATAGTCTAATTCAATCCGCACCTTAGTCTTTTTCAAGTCATCATCATAAAACAGGTCTTTGAATGATGGGGGCACGTTACCAAAATAGGAAGGTTGCGCAAAGTGGTTGCGTGTTAGCAAAAGGAAAATACGACGAAGTGTCAAAGGATCAACCTGATAAGACGACTCACAGAAATCAAGAATACCTTGCTGGCTACTCTGCTGGTTGGTTGTATGGGTCTGGGACATTGTTTTGGTCTAGTTTGTAACGTATGTCACCGCGCGGCAGAACGTCAAGAGTAATATCACAGGTCACGCCCACAATGCCACGGAACCGATGAGGCACCACCTTACCAACAACATAACGCTCGTCAATAGCCGTGTTGATGATCAGATCGCCGCGGGCGGGTCGTGGAAAGCAAAAACCACGTGCCTGAATCACTGAAATTTCATAAGCACCTTTACCCTGCGGGCTCTCTTCGGCAAGGTCCTTTTGTGCAACAAACTGCATGTGCGTGGTGACTGGTGGGAAGAAACCGTTCTTGAAGGCTTCACCAAAGCCGCTCAAGTCCTGATTGGCTGCGAGTGATTGTCCAGTCTCGCTATCAAAAGAGTCGGCCGGCTCGCCAAAGGTTAGGGGCTTTAGAAGTAGAACCTCAAGGCCGTCACCCACACGCATGTTGTGCAGCTCATGTGCCAGCATCTGGCGGACTGCCGCAAACTCATGAGGGCGCAGGAGTTGTTGTGCGGACACAGACGGGGAGTCCCAGCGCTGACCATCTGTTTGAATAATCACACGATAAAACACTTCCTGCATGCGTCGTAAGGATAGTGGTTCTTTATGGATGAAGGTCTGCCCAACAGTGTCCAATGCTCCTTGGGATGACACATTCACCCAGTGTTCCGAGTCAATAGAACTCAACACAGTCACGTGATGATCTGGTGCTGGTGTTTCGCTGGTCTTCCATTCGAGCGCCAACTCATTCGTTCCCCAGTGAGGTTGTACTGTTAGATTTGTGATCATTAACCGATTACGCCCCAAGCGTTGGATAGGTTCTGACTGGTTTTACGGGAGTTGGCCAGCTCCTTGAACTCCTCGCGGAGGTACTGTATCATGCCGGTAAAGTGCTTGATACGGTTGCCAAAGATGCTGGCCTTTACACCACCAGTAGTATACTCCATGTCATTGCGCTGGTAATTCATCAATTTACTGAGGTAAAGCTGGTATGCAGTACCTACTAGAAATACATACGCGTTGGGTAGTGCGAGAGTTTTGATATTTAGGGAACTGCTCAACGGTTCACTGCCGTTGTACATCATGGCGCACCTGCGCATTGCATTTAAAATTTCTTGTTCGCTCCAGACTAAGTCGAGGTCAAGTAGATTATTTTCAACCATGTTGTCCAGCATAAATGCTCTAAGGTCTTCAGGAACAAGACAGTTCGATTGTGTTGATGGTGCAGATTCAGCCATGCAAGGACAATCTCATATCATGGCCGCACAGTCAAGCGGGATGTGATAGCTAAAAAAAACACTCAGAGCCATTAATGGATGAGTGTTTGTTACGCCACACCGAATTAGGTGCGTTGTAATTATTAAACTGTATTTCTACGCTTACAGGCTGTCCGCTATCGGTAAAGCTCGTACTGCTTACGTTGTGTTATTCCAAGAATCGGGCACTTCTTTTTCCCATCGGGCTAGGAATGATTCCTCGCCGTCGTCACCACTCACTAACCAATCAACTCGCTGTGCCATGGCGGCAGCTTGATTTAAGGTGTGCGCTGCTTCCTTGAATTTATCGATGATCCCCGTCGGGTAGTGGTGCCCATTTTTATCACCCCACTCATTGAGTGTTTCATCTTTATTACTATCGATCAAATGCTGAATGTCGTCAGCAATCTGTCTTACCCTATGTTGGTCATAGTTGAAGTGTCCTCCGCTCATATTAGTATTTTGTTATGAAAACAGCCCATAGCGAAGTCGATACGCCCCACAAGGGAAAGCTCTTCGTCTTCGTAGAATCTCGGAATGTTTCGTTCATCTAGTATCTTCATAGCACACCAATACTCTTCGGCGGCATGTTCCACTGGGTTCGCCACGTTTAGCGATAGTTTGTCTAGTCCTCGTTCAGTCCAATTTTTCATAACCAGTCAGTTGTCTCAATTCCTTCGTGCCTCAGTCATGAGACACTTCAATGTTATTTCTTTGAGTTTGTTTGGCCGAGTTCGAAGAACATGCGGCTCAAGTATTTTACATCGCACACGGTGGGCAGCGTGCCCTCCATAGACTGCCACATGTCTTCAAAGACGTCGGGCTCTTGATAGTTCCGGATTCTACAGTGCTCTGGAAAATGCTTCTGTGCCCATACAGTTTGGGTGGCGATGGCGCAATGGCCTTTGGGGGTTGCCTCGTTAAATCTGTGAACCCAGTGACCGCTTGAATTTATTATGTAATAAAAACCGCCATTATCTGCTAAGTCTTTGCCGAGACCCACATACGCCATATAAGGTTCCAACTCGGGGCACCCATCGGGAGCCTGGCACGGGTCAATCTCGGTCAATGTGTAGCAGTACCGAAAATAGCCGTCCACTTTTATTTCGTAAGGGAGACTGGCGTTACATCCAATGGACTTGAGATGCCGGGTAAAATAACTACCGTCAGCATCTCGTCTAAAAAAGAGAGCTTCACCAGCTTCTGCTAGTCTTAGAGCTTCAACTGTATTTTGAACTTTCGTGAAGATTTTAATTGTTTCGTTTTTCATTATTTTAGTTTTTGTTTATTGCTTTTAATTTAGTGTTCTTCCTAAACGGGTGTTCCATATTTGGATTTCGTCGCGTTTTTCCGCTCACGCTTAATACGCGCTTGCTCGATGCGTTCAAAATCTCTCGCGGTCTTGGTGCGGGTAGGGTCGTTGCGGATGTCTTGAGCGGAGCGGGCTTCGACTCGGATTGGAGGCAGTTCCGTATAGCGGGAGAATGTCATAGCATCTATAAAGCTTCGGGCTTCCATTTCTCTGCGGTCGCATTGCTCTTCTTCTTCTTCGGGTTCGTCAATCACTTCGACCTCCTATATTTGGGAGCGATATTGTTGGTTGTTGGCTTTACTTTCTCTAATTCTCGAACCTGTTTCATCGTCATTAATCCTTTGCCAAAAAACTTTTCAGCAATGGAGTCAGAACACTCCATTGTTTCTGGCTCGTTTTTGTGGGTTATTCCTGTTATTGGGTGTTGTTTAATATTAATCCTTTCGTTTGTTATCATCAGGTTAATTCTTTTTGTTCCTTTGCATTTCCCACACGGAAGGAGCTTTTGTGGGAGCACTTAGGACACTATTAGGTGTACAGGTGTTTCTCCCACTCGGGTCGATCGCTCAACTCATCATCGGTTATGCGAAGGTATGGTGGGTCGCCTGCGGTACCTTTTGGGACATCACCTTTGATGTTTGTCACAGGGTAATGGTTTGCCTTGCGCGAATTACACTGTATACAACTGAGTGTTAGGTTAAAGCCATGATTACTCCCACCTTTGTCACGCGGGTAAATGTGGTCGATGTTCAACTGATCATAATGGAATTTTTTAAAGCAGTACTGACAGGTGAACTTGTACTTGCGGCACAGTTCGATACGACTCATTGCTCCACGTTTGCGCGCACGGCCGTTGTTCGATTTCTTAAGGCTCATTCGCTTACCTTTGTGCGTTAAACGACTGGCAACAAATCGGTCAGTAATAACCACCACGGTTGGAACTGGCCACACGTCATGCGCGCTGCGTAGACATGGGTGGTTCTCCGAGAGGGTTACAGGTATCTTAATTTCATTCTTAATTGCGTAACCTCTTAACCAGTCAGCACGACTGAACTCGACAGCGTTAATGTCAATAGGGCGCACGCGTTCGTTCGCGGTCATCATGTGATGAAACGCGGCGCGCGCAGTAAGCACTTGAAAAGGGTGCCAACTCTTGTCGAGAATCAGCGCAACTGGATCTTGTAGGTCTACGATCTTCATATTATTTTATCGTCATCGTCTTTAAATGTGGAAGGCCGACGGGGATTTGAACCCCGAATGACTGGACCAAAACCAGTAGTGTTACCATTACACCATCGGCCAATAAAGAGGGCCGAAAAATTACGGCATCTCATAAATTGGGTTAAACTCACGTCTTTGCAGAATTGTAGCAAGAGAAAACGCCTCCGCATTCCAGTTGCAAGTTCTCAAGCTTGCTATGGTCGATTGCAAGCTTGAGAACTTGATTTTGTGGATTAGTTAAATTCGCTCAACCCAATACAACGAGTTAAGTGTCTCGATTTGCCAACCAGTTATTAAAAGTTTCACAGACCTAACTGGACTTGTTTCGAAGACTCCTGGTATTTCTTTACCATTGCGGGCTTTACGGTGCACGAAAAAAGGTTCACCCTCAATCGGAGGATTGTCGGCAATCCCTTCAACATTGTATCCAACCCACGGTGATTGGGTGCCCAAGTCTTGGGCCTCCAATGTTCGGTCCAGCGCAGTGCTGACCTCGGGATTATCTGATACATCTATTTTGTGAACCTTAACTCTC